CCAATCACGGCTGTAGCCATAGCCCTATACGCCAAACCACATCAATCAACCACGTTACTCTCCCCACATCAATCAACCACGTTACTCTATCTCATATCTCTGTCTGTTGCTCAATGATGAGTCCTTGGCAGGGATGCACCTCAAACACCGCTAACCCATACCATCATGAACCAAAAATACAACGTCTCCAAGTCACAATGGCCATATTCTAAAGGCATAGACATCGTCACAATCTACGCCTCTCCAATTAAAGCGGGACAGGGCGGAATGATCCGGTCGATCATCAAAGGTAATCGGAGACAGATCGGTCGCGGGATCAAAAATGCCCGACAAAACGGTTGGACCAAATTCTAGCCACATCGTGCACTCAAACACCGCCAACCAAAACAAAGCAACGACAATGGACTCACAAGAAGCACTCGAAATCGTAAGGGCCGTCTCACCGGCCCGGCTCAAGGCCGCGATGGCCTTGGAATCCGATCCGTCGAAAGACTGGTCGGAAATCCCGGCGGCAGACCGGGACATCATCACGGCGGCGTCATGGGATGACACCTGCCGTAAAATCGCCGCTGAGAAGGCGGCGGAAATCGCCGTCGCATGAGCAGCAGCGGCCCACGCAAAGGGGCCGGGCTTGCGCCCGGCCCTCCTACCATCACCCCAGCCATTCGCTGCACTCCCGACGGATGGCAGTGGCTTAATGAACAAGCAGCCGAGAAGGGGCACCCCAGCGTTGGCTCATGGGCCTCCGCACGGGGAAAGCGACCGAAGAAGCAGGCAACAAACTCCGCCAAAAAAGCGGCGCTAGGCCAACACGCAGAGTTCGAGGACCTTGAGGCCTGGGACAAAGCAGCAACTCTAGAACCAACCACCGACGAATGAACACATACACCGATCTTATCACTGAGCTCAAAGACGACGAAGTCTTCGTCTTCGGAGCAAATCTAGATGGCTTCCATGGTGCTGGTGCTGCCGGATACGCCACATTTGGCGAACGCGGCAACGTCTGGCGCGACCACCGCTACGGCAAATGGCCCAACGGCACCAAGGGCAGGTGGAATGTCAAAGGCCAACTCGGCCCACAAATCGGGCGTGAAGGCAAATCATACGCCCTACCAACAGTCGTCAGAGCGGGGATGCGACGCTCACTTCAGCCTGACTTCACGCCGCTATACAGGTGCTGCAACCGCAATCCCAATTGGAAGTTCTACTTCGCCCAGACAAGCCAAAGCGGACTCAATGGGTGGACGGCAGTCGAACTGGCCACCTTCATGAAACGTGCTGGTCCAATCCCAGCCAACCTATACATTCACCAATCGCTAGCACCCTACCTCGAATGAAACAACACTCGCCAGAACCACAACTCATCTACCCCATGTCGGACCTAACGCCCAACTCACTCATCGCATTTGAAAAACGATGGGATGAAGGACGAACCGAACGGGGATGGCTCAACAGAATCAGGCCACTAGGCAACTTCACCACCTACCTCGCCTCTGAATTCACGAAGGGTCGCGGCTTCTTTGAAACGCCACCAGACGGATTCAAGTGGCACGATCTAATTCAGCTACTCATCGACAACAAATGCCAAATCTACAGCTTTGAAGATCACAGGGAGCTCATGAAATGGCTCGCCGAACTACCACAGTAAAAACACACCACAAAATGAAACTCCGCCCAAAGACCGACACGATAGCCAAGCGCCTTGAATGGTGGATCTGCGCGATCCTGATCACCATCACCCTCATACTCACGTTCCGGCTTGCCTCTCGCGAGGCAACGCCCCCTCTAGATGAGGCAATACAGCAACTGCTCCGTTCTACGGAGCGCATCAGGCAACTCACAAAATAGTCTCTAACCGATTTTGTCTCATTTTTGCATGAAACCGACTATTTTTGCAGTTGTGGCCAGAAACATCCTGGCCGGAATCCTCATCTTCCTCCTTGGCTGCATCATCTGTGCAGTCATCCACAAAATGAGCCTCAGCCGATGAACCTCATAGCATTCGCAGTCACGGCAACAGCCATCGTTGGAGTCTGCGGGCTCCTTGGATGGCTCATTGCTAAGGTGATCCAACTGGAGCACGACATCAAGCACCTAAACACCCAAATCGGACGCCTAGGCACCTGCATTCTAACGCAACAAGCAATCAACACCGAACTACTCGCCAGATGTCAAAAACACAGCCAATCTTAATATTCGCCTCCAATCTGCATGGCCTACATGTAGAAGGAATCGCTGGAGCGCTCTTCAGCAAAACACCGGAACTGCTAAAAAGCGCGTTCCATGAACCCAAAAGCACGCAAGGCCTTTACAACCACTTTCGAGTGAAAGAGGGCTTCACACGGGGCATGGTGGGCTGCTCATACGCACTCCCATACATCGTGCCCAACACCGCACCAGAACTCTCGCTTCTGGAAGCCGGGGACATGTTTGACCGCGTATCCGGCTTCATCAGCCGAGCGCCGGACCTGCAATTCATCCTCATGCCTATCGAAGCAAAAAATGCACTGACAAACATGAGAATCGAGCATGGTTATGCTCGCCTCATGAGCTACAAAAACGTCAGAAACGCAACCCCGAACGAAATCAAAGCACTCACAACCCCCTACTGACATGGAACCACTACAACCATTAGACTTTGACTCACTGCTAACCGCCACAATCAAAGCAGACGCAGAAGCAACCATCAACATAGAGCCAGAACGACCACCCACACCAGTCGAGCTCATGTTCGACAAACTAACGGATGGCCCAATCTACGTCTATGAGGGCAACTGTTCACTGCGCCGAAGATTGGCGTCGATCGACTTTACCACACGTCTTTTCGAGACCGAGACAGACCGAAACAGCGGAACGGCTCGCCACAAATTCAGATTTGAAGACACGAAATACACCTTCAAACTGCACATAATGCGAACGCCAACAACAGCAGACACAATTCGCTTCTGTCTAACCTGCCGACGAGCAAAACTCACATCGGGACCGTATTGCCCCTCCTGCCAATAAATAGTCTCTGAATATTTTCTGTCTCAATTTCGGATTGGCCTCACAACGAGGCCTATCCACTAACCGCCCAAATGGGCAAACCTACACATACAATGAACACAAACACTCGTAACCGTCGCAACTCCACCCAAACCGCAGCGCAAATCGCAACAGACATCGCCGAGGACCTCGGCATCAACACAGAGCCTCAGCCACAAGCTGAAGCAACCCCACCGAAGCGACTCACCAGCCCAGACGAGGTGCTGCTAGGCCTCAAGGCCCCAGTCGAAGGCACCAGAGAAGAATTGGTCGAGAAAGCAACCGACATCCTGTTGCCAATGATCAAGGCCCCAATGGCCTTCCACACAATGTTCCGCCGTCGGATCGATTTTGCGGACTTGGTAATGCATGATGATCACCGCGAAAACCTGAAAGATCTGATCGAGCGAGCCCTAGATCGCGCCACCTCGCCAGAAGTCATGCTGGACCGGAACTCGAAAGAGTCTCGCCGCAAGAGCTTCCTGTTCAAAGACCTGGTTGTGTCAGCAACAGGCCTGACGGAACGCGAATCCAATTCGCGTGAAATCGAAGCCTCGGTCTTGGCTGGCAAGCCACTCACGCTCCGCCAGACCCTGGCCTACCGCGCACCTTACATGGCGTGGGCAATGCAAAAGAAGGTCCGCGAAGCTCTCGCGGCAGACGACAGTGCAGCAACCGAAAACCTCTTCTAAGGTTGACATCAGCCGCCCATGCGCAAGCGTGAGCGGCTATCTGCATTACGACAATAGAATCCAGCGGCGGCGTGGAAGGACACGCAGCGAGTCAAGAGCACGGCTGCGATGAATCCACGTCACAGTTGACATTGCGGGTTCAAATCCTGCCGCTCTCACCCATTTGCCTGTCCCACAAGCTCCCACGTCTCCGACTGGCTCCGATAGAGCCTTTGGAGAGTGGGGCAGGCAAACTTATTTTCACGCACCCCCTAGTGGGTGTCAATATCGACAAAATCCTCTTCTGGCGGCACATCGGGAGAACCTCCCCGTTTGCAAATTGTAGTGCGGAGGGCGCTCAATTCGGCAAGATACGAATCCAAGCCCGTAAACCTCTCGATCAGCGCGTTAAGCCTCACTATCGCAGTAACAACTGAAGCATACTGCTTGGTGGTAGGGTCCATGGTCTCCAGCAGCGCAACACAGCGACGGCGCTCCTCAACACACTGCTGCCCCAGCCATGGGCGCAACTCATTCTCAGCCTCAATGCGAGCCAACTCGCCCTCGGAACGAGCTAACGACTGAATATTCACGCCTCCAATTTCCTTGGCGCGATGCTTGGCAGCAAACTCCACCCACTTATCCTCACTCGCGGCCTGCACAAGACTGCCATAATGACAATCAACCTTCGCCGCCAATGACTTCAGATTCGTAAACCGCCGGTAGATAAACCAATGCGCAGCCTCTTGAATCTTGAGGTTTCGCGCCTGAGTGGGCTCAGGGATTTCGTAGATATTCTCGGATAGATTCTGTTTCATTTTTGCCATGATTACTATTGATCAACTCATATTGCAAGCCGGTCCTCTGTTAGCTGCGGACCCCCTTTAGCCGGGCACAGAGCAATCTCCTTTTTGCCTGCTATTTAGCAGGCGCAACAATTTACCGACCCGGATATTGGCCAGTCACATTGATAGCGATTGGCATAATTTACGCTAGGTAATAACCCAAACAAACACAAACACAACTCAGAAACACGCATGAATATTAACGTAACCTTCCGCTGGGACGACCAGTCATTTCAGCACTCAGTCACGCAGGGGACAACCGCTGCAATGGCGCTGAACAACCGTTACATCCGCGAGCGCCTCGGCGCTCCCGCCAACACCAACTTCACGGTGAACGGTCAAAGCTACAACGGTCCTCTCAACGAGGGTGATCTGGTCCAATTGGTGGCCATCCCATCGCAGAAGGCATAACCCCAAACCCGAAAGCCGTCGCGCCGATCACACTGGTCGGCGCGACGCAATTCACACCATGAAACTCGAACACAACTACGAAGAAACGGTGATACGGGACATCTGCAATACGGAAGGGAAAATCCTCATCCGCAACGCAGTGTTCGCTCGAACCATCACGGACCGTTTCCTTGGAATCGAAGGAAAGATCCCACAAAACGCTGATAACATCTTCAGCTTCGGTTCCTCCAACATCAAACACGACCAAGGTGTCACAACCTGTCAGACATTCCTCTGCGACGCCGAACAACAGCGCTACACATTAGTCGTAGCAGACAGCCTTCGGATCAACCATCTGGTGGACTGGAACGAACGATTCGGCTTCCACATGACGACCAAAGCAACAGCACCGCGAGCTATTGTGCTGGCAAAACACCCTTATTGGAAATTCATTCTCTTAATCGCGCACGCAACAGACACACCCTACCTAGCTCTCTGGAACGGGCCGACAGCCACCCTTCACCACGCTGGACTACCAAACGTCTATGGAGACAGTCGTCTCTGCACGGGCAACATCCCTAACCCAACCTCCACAGCCATCATACGCTCCAAATACGATGGCGCTGGAATCCTGGAAACAGTTCTGGACTCCGAATGGAACAACCATCTGATCGCCGCAGACGCTCCATCGCTAACCCAATTCTGGAAATTCACCACAACCGGCATGTGGATGCCATCAACCCCACCAGGACCAGCGCGCCTACCAATACCCCATGAACTCCTCATCACAGCCACCGGGACCTAACACCCCCGAAGCACTACTGCTAGTAACAGCATTTGGCAACGGGACACACCTTAATGAGCACAACAAGGGCTACTATTGTGAGAACACAGGCCTAATGCAACCAATCACCTTCATCGAAATCAAATCAGCAAACACCATCGCCGAAAGCACCCTCATCAGATCATGCATATCACAATTATTGGCCTCGGCGGAGTAGGCCACCACATCGCAACCGCACTATATCACCAGAATCACAACCTCCATCTCATCGACCCTGATGAATACGAGCCCCGCAACTCCACCCGACAACCCTTGGCTCTCCTCTACAAGGGGCACAAGGTCGAGGCACACAAATCGATGTTCGATGAGTTCACTCTCCGAAAAATCCATGGACCTAAAATCACCACGAGCACCGAGTGGGTCACAAAAGACACATCGCTAGCGCTCACGGATCTAGTAATCGCAGCAGTTGACAACAACAAGGCCAGAAATGCCTGCCGCGAACTTGCGATGGCCATGGATACACCCTTAGTCATCGCGGCTAACGAATCCATCGACTCTGAAGCAAACCTCCTGCTGCCCCATTGGCAGAACACCAAGCTCGACCCTTGGGTAGAATACCCAGCATTATGGGACGAGGAAGTCAAAGCGGTCGTTCGCTGCACCGACGATGCTCACATCGAAGAAGAGCCGCAAACACCAATGGCAAACTGGATGGCAGCAACTGGAGCGCTCTTTATCATCAGCGCCCTGGTCAAAAACCATCTGGAGGTCGGACCCTTCGACCCATGCAGAACCATCACAACAGCCAACCGCTGGACGGTCAAACGCCCAGCCGACATCCTTCCAGAACATGAACTTCCCACAAAAGATTGAAGGCTTAATAAACGCGGCACCCGACCTAATGACAAGCTACGAACTCATCATCAACGAGGTTGTGGCAACTGGACAACCGGTCAAGTATCCAGAAAAAAGACCAACCACCAAAGCACAATGGACCACATGGCTGAAACCCTACTTCAAAATGCCAAAAGTGCCCAACGTGCGAATCACGGGACCGCAAACAGCATCGATCAACAAAGATTTGTTATTCCTAATCCGGCTAGAACTGCTACTCGACCAGCTAAACCCAAATCAGCAAATAACGCCAGATCTATGGGCTCCGCTCGCCGAGCTGAGACCAGAGTTCTGTATTTCGGTCGGTTACGATGATCGGGCCAAAATCCCGACATTGGTAGAAGTTCGCACCGTTATGCGTTACGACCCCAGAAGAGGAACAGCCACACCCGACAGCGTGCACCTCATAAACCGCAATCTAGTAGGCGTGGTCAGAGGGCTTTGCCCAAGAACAGCCCCTACCGCAGCGGAAGTGAGGGCAGCAGTTAATGTTAACCTCGTGGAACTAGCGCAAGCAGTCTCCAGAAAACAACTCTTCCCAGCGGTCACAAACGAACACGTCAGTATGACCATCAACAACTTGGCATACGGAGCCCAAATCACAACCACGCTCAGCCCAATGGAGCAAGTTGTGAACACAATCAAGACAATGAGGCACTCAACCAACACGCAATACAAAATCACATGCTCAGAACCCATAGCAAAAGAGCTAGGATTCAAAAAAGCGGAATTCAATAACGACTACGTCACCGTGACCACAACCACAAACGAACACGGTGTCTATAAAATCGGAGCACGCCATCGATGGATGGACGTGCCCCATCCAAAAGACAACGACGACGAAGACAACGACGAAGACAACCACGAAGACAACCACGAAGACAACCACGAAGACAACGACGAAGACAACCACGAAGACAACGACGAAGACAACGACGAAGACAACGACGAACACGAAGCCAACAACCTCCTCGGCGACTAAACAAAATGCCCCGCACCAAACACCATTCATGAACACGCTCATCACAGGGACAAAAGTCCCAATCTTAACACCAAAAGAAACGCCCCTCGGCATAGTGTATGTCGAAACAGGCCTTTTCACAGAAGCACCGCCCTCCATCTTCGCTCCGGGGCTCAAAAAAATCCCCTTCGGGCTGTGGGAACGCATCGTGTCATTCATGATGTGGTCCCAAGACGAACATGGAGAAGAAGCAATGATCCACGGCTTCTACAATGCGAAATCAACCAAAGAACCATGGATCATGACTCCACCTCACCAATGGCCATCAGGGATGACGGTCAACGCGAATGGAGGAACCGCCGAGCTCAGGGAAGCTACAGCCGCCGAAGAAGCGGCACTACGCCAAGCAGGTTATGAGCTCCGATTCACCCTGCACCATCACTGCAAAGCTGCTGCCGGTCAAAGCGGCACAGACAAAGATGATGAGCACGCCAAGCCCACCGGATTCCACGTCACCCTGGGCGGACTCGACAAAGCAACACTGTCCGTCCATCACCGCCTCGTCATCCGTGTCCCTGCTATCGTTGATGAGGAGAAGCAGGAAATCATCAAGGCGTCGCAAACCATCCAGATCCCTGGAAGCATCACAGACTTCATCGAGACCCCTCTAAAGGGGTTGACCTCGCTCTACAACTTCTGCAAAGTTGCCGCTGAGGAATACTTCAAGGTGCCACACAGGAAGGGATTTCCAACCGAGTGGAAAGAACGGATTCATATCCGCCCAAAATTCAGCGTGGTGGCCGGAGGAGCCGAGAGCTACCAAGCAACGCACCAGACGGCTACGGGGCTGAGGAACATCACAACCCAAGAACTGGTCGCGATGATCGGGCTAATCAAAGGTTTTGGAGAAAAAAAGGCCGGAGAGGTCTATCGAAGAAACGATGACGTGCCTGAGATCAGCACTTGGCCAGTAGGAATGGCGAAACAGCAACAACGCCCATTCTACGATGCTGCCTACCGAATCGCCGACGCGACCTGGAACATGGACATCTCAGGGCTAACAATCACAGACCTGTGCAAAATCAGCCAAGAGTTCGCCAGAACCCGGACAAGACCCACAGAGCGGCCATCGAAACAGGTAGCACACCAGTCGATGCACCAAATCGACTTCGATGACCAAGAGCAAGCCGAAGCATGGTATCAACACCACTACGGTCCATCCCATCACGGCATGTAAACAATCACGAGCTGGCACCTCCCGAACTGCCAAAAACAAACACAAACACAACACGTCAGAAAACAAGAAATCGATCGTATGAACAAACTCATTGCATCCCTCACCCAGAGCTCAACCAACATCCGGTTCACCCGCGCTGCCAACTTGGCAGACCGCATCCTGAACTCCCAAGCAAATCTCGTCGCTGGCTACAGGGCCCGCGTCCTGGACCTTGAGAATCAGTTGGCCGAAATCGTGGACCTCGGTCCCGACCAGACCACCAGCCTGAAGGTTGCGGGTGAAAACTTCAACCCAGGAGCGTTCGTGAGCCGCATCCAGGAACTCCGCATCGCCCTGCGCGACGCCAAAGAGAACCTGGCCATCGCCTACGAAACCCAGCGCGAATGGGAAACCGCTGCCGGTCCACAGGAAGCCGGAGCACCCGCCGAGCCGATCCCACAGATCTAATCGGAACCGTCACACAAACCCAGCACTGCCTCGAAAGGGGCGGTGCTCTTCTTATGTTACCCACCATGAACGAAATCCAATCACTAATAACACGATCATTGATGACCCCAGCCGAACTAGCGGAAACGTATGGAGCATCCACAGCCACATGGGTCAAGCTCCGCCGTGGAAGCAATCCGCAAAACGCAACGGTGTTCGCAGCAATCAGAAAGCTACGAGATGCCGTCAATGCGAACAAGCCAGCGACCACCAAACCCGAAGCGCCCAAAACATGGACGCCAGAGGACACCAAACGGCTCAAAACCACCATTGAGAGCTACACAATCCGTCAACTCACCACCCTGGGAAACATCAGCAACGCGACCATCTGGCAATACCAGCAATGGAAATACGACCTCTCAACAAGAAGCCTGATGGTCCAATTCCGCGCCAAACAATTCCTGAATGAAGTCGAAGCAGGAATCAAAGCCAACAACATCCAACCAAAAGAGCCGACACTCACCTGGAAAGTGCGGGCAGCAACAACACCTACTCCAGCCAAGCACCCACAAGATCCCGTCCAAACAACCGTAAAGCTCAATCAGTTTATGGGATATGAGGGGATCATGAACAAATTGGCCACAATCGAGGCCAAGATCAATGCTCTCGCTGAAGCTTGGAAATGAACCAAAAAGGGCGTAGCAAGTCGCTACGCCCTCTGCTCCAATTCTACAACACCCTCAAACTCGGAGATCTATGACCCAGGAACAACAACGACAAGCCTTGGCTAAAGCATTCCCAAACAAGCTCCAAGAAAAACAGCACCTGTGGTTCTGGACAAACAAACACCACATCTGGATAACGTGCCTCGCAAACGATCCGCTAAGGGACCTCAACCTCATGTTTGAACTCGAAAAAAGTTTAGACTGGAAACAAATGGGTGAATACTGCACAAGGCTCGACGAAATGGATGACAACTCCCACGGAATCCACACAACTGCCGCCCACCGGGCAAAAGCACTCATCGCAACCCTCAAACTAGAACCTTGACCAACAAAACACGCCCCACTGGCAACGGTGGGGCGTTTTTTCATGTCACTGAACCACGCGCCACGCTCAACACGCCCACAAAATCTCGCACCTTAGGCGGCGCACGCAACTTCGTCGGCGCTTGGAATCGTCACCTTCGTCGGCGCATCCCCGGCGCTGGCACACCTGCCAAAAACCCATCATCACATTGACAAAGTTCTTTTCATGGACTATCATGAGAGACTATGGAAGAGCAGCAAGCAATCGATCAAATTTTCAACCTCACCTGGACTGAACACAAGGCCCTGGTGAGGAAGAGTCATGCGGACCCTGGGCACCTATTGGCGGACGTTCAAGCTTACATGGCGTCTGCACCTGCCAACATATCGGAGATCTGGAAGGAGCATAAGCACGTAATTCACGGGCTCCGGGTGTTCCCGGCGCGAATCCATGGCTCAGTCCACATGCTATCCCTGGACGACCCGAAGACTTTGCTTGCCACCTACAAGGCAACGGCACTTTCTCGTGCTGCTGCATCCTCCTTCGAGGTTCCTGCGCCTCCTGGGCTATCATACCTGCCATTTCAGAGGGCTGGGATCGAATATGCCTCCCACAGGGACCACACCCTTATTGCTGACGAGATGGGCCTGGGGAAGACCATTCAGGCGATTGGGTTCTGCAACCTTCTCAGGGGCGTTCGTGAGGTCATCCTTGTAGTTCCTGCATACCTGAAGCTCAACTGGAAGGTTGAAATCGAGAAGTGGTTCATTGGGGAAGCGTCGGTTGTGATCGTCAACGCCCAGGATGAATTCCCGGCACCCCCTAGACAAGGGCGCACTCAGTTCACGGTGATCAACTATGACATCCTTCACCGTTACAACGTGAGCCGCACGTTTGATGTCGGCATCCTGGACGAGGCGCACTTTTGCAAGAACATGGAGACGAAGAGGACCAAGGCTGTGATGGCCCTGAACGTCAAAAGGTGGATGATGCTAACCGGGACTCCGGCGCTCAATCGACCCATCGAGCTATACCCTTTGATCAAGCTTGGGGCGGGATCAAGGGCACCATCGCTCAACAAGTTTGCCAAAACCTTCTGCGGCGCAAAAAAGAATGGGTTTGGCACGGACAACCGGGGCTGCACCAACCCCATCAAGCTTCAGCAGTTCCTGCGCTCTACCTTCATGATTCGGAGGCTGAAGAGTCAGGTGTTGAAGGAGCTTCCGCCAAAGAGGCGGCAAGTGATCGAGTTGCCTCCTACATCTGAAATCAAGATGGCCTTGGATATGGAGAGGGAGGCATGGGCACCCCATGAGGATACCCTTATCGACATCAAGATTCGGATGGACGATGCCGCCATTGCTGATGATGACGAGGCGTTCATGGAGTTGGCTTCCGCTATGCAGAAGGAGTTCTCCATCGCCTTCCATGAAATGGCGAAGGCGCGAGTCATGCTGTCTGAACTGAAGGCTCCAATTATCGCCTCCCACGCCAGGGAGTTCTTGGACAGTGCCGAGATAAAGAAGCTGATCGTCTTCTTCTACCACAAGGAGGCCTGCCGTATCTTTGCGGAGGCGTTGAAGGACCTTGGCTCAGTGATGATTACAGGGGATGTTCCAATGGAGCAGAGGCATGAGCTTGTAACTCGCTTCCAAACCGACCCGTCCTGCCAAGTAATCGTTGGCACAATCGGCGCTATGGGCACTGGTGTCACCCTGCACGCCGCTGACACGGTCATCATGGGTGAACTCGACTGGAGGCCTGGGATCATCGCTCAGGCGGAAGATAGGTCGCACCGTATTGGCCAAAAGCGGTCGGTGCTCTGCCAATATTTCCTCTTCGAGGACTCCGTGGACTCCAAGATGATCGGCGACATCATCGCGAAGATGGAGATTCTTTCGAGGATTCTGGATTGCGCCGACAAGACTGATGCACCTGTCACCCCCCAGGGGGAGCGGAAGACACCCCCTAGAAAGAGGCGTTCTGTCGTCGGCGCACCCTTGACAAAAGAGCTTGGGGAGCTTGTCCTTGAGGGCATAAAGATGCTCGCCGGGTCTGACAAGGACATGGCCAGGACGAGGAATAATGCTGGGTTTTCCAAGTTCGACACATACACCGGGCACCGATTGGCGGCGAAGGATTCGCTCAGCAAGAAGGAGGCGGAATTTGGGCGGGACCTGCTGTGGAAATATCGGCGGCAACTCGACCAGGGGACGTTCAGAATTCTCTGGCCTGACGTGCAAATCGATTGACAAATAGTTTGCATGTGTTACATGGCATGATGGTGATCAACCTATACATAGCTTTGGCATCCGGCCTTAGCCTCAACCAGATTGCTATTCTGGGCATCCTTCGGAACGAAAAGGCTTCCTCGAAGGATATTTCCCTGAAGCTGGGCGTCTCGCACCAGCTTGGGGGATTCCATATCCGCAAGCTGATCGACCTTGGCCTCCTGAAATCCAGCGGGAAACTCCCTGGGACCAATGAGCGCACTATCTCCCTTTCTGCGGATGGGAAAAAAATGATCGGAAAAATCATTTCTTCCAAAGATACCCCTTGACGTTTTTGCCGAATACCGGAAGATGACGGCAACCAAATAGGTTTGCTTCGTTGGGCGGAGTGATCCGCGCTACTTGCAAACCGCAACTGAGCCGACTAAGCCCAACTTAGTCGGCTCTTTTGTGTTCGGAGATCTTCCCTCCGGCAGAAGTCAGTAGCGACCCTGAGTGGGCAACGCGGGCTGGCGGGATTAAACGGTGTCCCCGGATAGGGTTCAGGGGACGTAATTTCTCGCCCGTCTCTACAGAGAGACGGGGGCCTCTTCCAGCCGTCAACCGCTCTTCAATGAGAGTAACCGTAGCGGGGCTGGATTGTCAGCAATGACAGTGCTATTTCGACCGACCGATTCCTATACTGGATGAAGAATGTGGCACAGGGGAGATCCCAGCAATGGGACCCCTGTGCCGATCTCCCTCCCTCAAGCCTGCCCGGATGAAGAATGCGAATGAGACCATCCCATAATATCTACCAAGCACTGGCGAAGCCTGGGCTTGGTCGGCGAAGCCGCTCACAACCAAACAAAACCATGAAACCACCACCACACTATAACAAGCCAGTTACCCCATGGGATTTAGAGAAACACATGGATTCTTCAGGCAATGCCTTTGTTGACTCAAGGAGGACTGATGCAATCGAATATTGCTTCAGGATCAAAGAGAACCTCCTTGAGGACCTTACCAAGGCGCGACACTGCCTGGATGAAGCTATCGCCGTCCTGATGGAGGAGAAGGGAATCGAGCAAGAGCACAGCCCAGCCAGCATCAGCGATCTGTTTGGCAGCTTTCGCGCAGAACTGTGGGAGGATGACGAATTTGTCATCACCTGCAAGGCTGGAGTAATCGGTCACACGATAGACAAGAAGGCGTCTCGTTGGCTTCCGGCGTGGCTCAACGGAGCACTTGCCGAGGCCCTGTCTAAAGCGCAACAGCGTAGCCAAACTAAAAAAGAATGAAAAAAACTTTGCATTAGTCTTTGACATTCCAACCTCCTCGGCTACACTGATCTCCTTGAACAATTCAACCCCACACCACAATGATTAAAGCAACCTTCCGAATCGGAATCACACCAATCCAAGTTGAGGCTGACGACCTCAAGGAACTCTTTGCTCAGACCGAGCTTATCTCCCAGCTTCCATCCTGCTGCGGCAAGTGCACCAGCAAGGACATCAGGCCCGGCTTCTCGAAGAATAGCAGCTTTGAGTTTTTCTTCCTCCGCTGCTCAGAATGCAACTACGAGTTCAAGCTGGGTCAGCGAAAATCTGACGGCGGGCTCTTTCCGAAATTCTCCGACGGCTGGAAGCCACCTTTCAAGCGCAGCGAAGAAGAAGACGAGTCTGCAATGCCTGACGCTGGAGGTTATGACGATGAGTGAGTCTAAGCTTGTCGAACAGATGATGGGGGGGGATTCAGTCAAGGCAGTCGATGCTTGGGCGAAGATCTTCTTCCCAACCTTCAAAGAGGAGTTCCGACGGAGCATTTTGAACCTGAAGGACACAAACGGGAAGGCGGTTGTCATCCATACCGCCAACTCCCTGGCGCGTCACTTCATTATGACCATGAAGACCATGGCTCCATGCATGGACACGCTCACCCTAATCACCTCAGCACTTGGGGCATCGAGTCATCTGACTGCCAGCCTGAAAGCTGCCCAGATCCAACTGATGGAAGACAAGGCTGCTGTGGCACGCTCCAACCAGTTCGTCCGCGATGACCAGGGAGAAAATTAAGGCGGAATACAAGCGGCTCAAAGATGCCGCTCCCATTCTGGTCAGGTGTCATGTCTGCGGTGTCCAAGCACCGAAGAAATACATGGACCCTCACCACCCATGGGGGCGGCACGGAGATCTCCTCCTGAAATTTGTCTGGGTTCACCGATCATGCCATGATGCAACGCACGCCGACCCAGCGGCAGCAAAGAGAGCGGGGCTTATGGGCCTCGACGCAGTCCACGAAAAACAATATCATTCAGACCAATGAGACAAGTGACCATCACTAGACCCGCCAAACATGGCTTGTGCCTTGACATCGAAAACGGGGGTGATCGCACCCACGTCAGAGTCTTCAGGTTTGCTGAAGGGAACCTGCCTCCACCAGACGAGGAAAAGACGGCTGAGCTACCACTTCAGTCGAACGTCGAAGACGCCTTTACGGTTCTCTGCCTAGCAAGGTCCATCCTGATGCAGGTCGGAGAAAAGGACATCCAAGTCGGACAATCAATCACCATAGAACTACCATAATGAGCGACCAAATACCACAAACCACCGAGCAGCATCAAATCGAAGCCTTGAAACAGGCTGTGCGCAGCCAGTTTGATGAAATTAGCCAATACAAGATGGCCAACGCGAATCTCCGCGAAGAGCTTGAGGCATCATACAAGGATGTCATCAACCGGGACGCAGAGATAAATAAGCTTCGCCTCTCGCAGAATCTGCCAAACCTGACCCAGCTATCCAAGATAGTCCACAAGGCCAACGCTAAATGGTGGCAGGACATTGACACTGGGGAGCCCCTCAAGCGCAACAAGGGCGAGTGCCTCTCCCTGATCCACTCCGAGGTCTCAGAAGCTCTTGAGGGTGAGCGCAAGAGCCTGATGGATGACAAGCTGCCTCAATACCCCATGGCACCAGTGGAGATCATTGATACCATAATTCGCTGTCTGGACTACCTTGCTGGGTTCCACCCAGATGTCGATGTCCAGGAGGTCTTTGATGCCAAGATGGCATACAACGCGACCAGGGAGGATCACACCCACGAGGCTCGCAAAATAGCCAGGGGGAAGCAGTTTTGAGCCTCAGCGAACAGATCAAGGGGACGATTGACATCCCGACCCTGTGGGCTCGCCTTGGCTATCCAGGGACGCCCATAGCAGGGAAGGCGGCTCTCTGCCCCTTCCACGCAGAGAAAAGCCCCTCCTGCCACATCAGGAAGGGAGGGGCGTCCTTCCATTGCTTTGGGTGTGGTGCTGGCGGGTCAGTCATCGACTTCTACAAGCATGGAGTTGATGGGATGACGGATCGCGATGCAATCCTTGGCCTCGCCAAGATGCTGAATTTGGACATGTCCTCCCCGGAGTTCGCGCCCATCCGAAAGAAGCAGCAAGCAACGCTTCCAGGTCATTCTGTCAATTGGGCGAGGACAGTCCACAAGAGGACGGACCCAACCCCAGCCTATCTAGCCTGGGCTGAGGGCAAGGGCATCCAGAGAAGGACCGTTGACACGATGATCAAGGAGGGATCACTGACCTTCAGGGATGGGTTCCCGGTTTACATCTACAATGGAGGGGAGAAGACCCGCTTCGATGTCAATTCCAGCAAGTCATCCCGCTGGACCAAGGGTTCTCCAGTTGGTCGGCTGTGGAGAAAGCATCGACTTTCGTCCTGGGAAAACGATATAGCCATCGTTTGCGAGGGAGAATCGGATACCATGCTCATGGAGCAGACCATTGACGATATGCTGATGTCTCCAGTTGTATCCTCTGTGAATCTGGCCGCGAGGACTGCGGTCGTCGGGCTCCCGAACGCCAACCAAACACTGCTTCCTGGGCTCGCCGCCTTCCTTGGCTCAAACAGAATCGTCATCATCTGTCTGGACAGTGACCTTGCTGGGAGGGTGGGGGCCTCAAGAATGAGGGAAGTCATCAATGCCTGCGCAGAGAATACCAGGGTCATCCTCCTGGCGGAGATTGTGGATCTCCCAGAAAAAACTGATCTCTGCGATCTTGGGCAAACTTTTTTGACAAAAACATTTGCAAACTTATTTGCTCAGCTATACAGTTCATCGAACACCTAACCAATACACATGCAACTCTTCACTTCATCGGGCTCCGCCCACTGGTATCAAAAGGACGGCACGCCATGCCACTCTGTCCCCTACGCTGATAAAAAGCGTGCCGGGGAATTCAGGTCAACGACACTCACTGATGCGCGGAAGATGGATCTTCTTCCGTCGGTGACAACCATCCTCGGAGTCATTGACAAGCCCCAGCTTGATGACTGGAAGCAAACCCAGGCAGTCATGTCCGCCCTCACCCTTCCAATCAAAGAGGGGGAGATTGCCGACGAATATGCCAAGCGGGTTGTTGCTGATGCCCAAACCCAGGTTGGTGATGCCGCTCTTCGTGGAACCAAGGTTCACGCCGCAATTGAGCACTTCCTCGTCTTTGGCGAAATCAGGGTGGACGAATCAGTCAGGGCCATTTTTGAGCCATTCATCGACTGGGCCAAGAAGAACATCCTCGATGTCGAGTTCAGCGAAAAGGTGATGATCGGCAACGGCTACGCCGGGACCTGTGACTTGAAGGCTGAAATCGCTGGGTTTGGCTGGAGCTTTGCGGACTTCAAGACCCGCAAGCCCTACAACGGCAAGTTTCGTGGCTACATCATTGATGACCTTCAGTTGTCTGCCTATCAAAAAGCAGACCTGTCATCAAGGCTCGCCCCACAGAGGCTTTCCATTTTTATCAACCACGAGGAGGCTGGCGACCCAGTCGTTCACCCATGGCCGATAGACAAGAATGACGCATCATTTGCGGCATTCGACGCAGCCAAGTCGCTGTGGCAATACGACAAAAACTACAACCCATCAGAATCATGACTCTCAAACAGGCACTACTAACGGCAGATAAACAGACAATCGACGGCGTCTCTGGAAGGATTTCCAAGGTCAACAAGCCAATGTCTCCAACGGAGAAGCAGGCGCAATACGGAATCCATATTCAGGAGATTGAGCTAACCGACGACGCCGGGGCATCGGTCACGGTGCAGATCATGTCGAAGGACATGCACCTTACGCCGACGGCGAAGAACAACAATGTCACAATCTCGTCCACTAGCGATGGCTCCAAGATTTCCGGCCTTGCCATGTCCATCTACAATGGAACCAAGAAGCTTACCTTGTCCAAGTATGGCGAACTGGTTCTGACTGGAGCGGCTACTCCTCCGGCTGCATCGGCTGATAGGCCAAGCGCCGGAAAGCCAAACCCTCCGAGGGGTGCGGCGTCCGACCCATGGCCAGAGCCAACCATTGAGGACCTGACTGACACGTTCACCAAAATCATGTTTGGTGTTGCTGCTGATGTCGGCGCAAACCTCAAAGAGTGCGCTGCCTCCTACCCTAATCTTGGCGAAGAGTGTGGAACCCGTCTGGCCATCGCCACACTGGAGAACGCGAGAGCAATCACCACAACCATCTTCATTGAGGCGTGCAAGCGAGGGCTGATAAAGCCATCGGCACAACCAGCGAGTCAGCCCCAGCAAGTTGAAGCGCCAAAGGCTGAGACTGAAGAGGTCCGCAAGGCTACCTCTGAGCAGGTTCTTCGCCGGATCGCTGACGATGCCCATAAGGGCACCATCGACATTGACCGGGCCGACAAAGCTCTTTCCTCCAGGGGATTGACCTGGGAGCAGGTCTATGACATCATCGTTGTCCCCCTGTTTGCCGTGCATGGTCGTGAGCTTGTTGACTCAGCCTACGACTCCATGAGGGCGGCTATGGCTACCTCTGGCGGGCTGGACAACGAGACGTTCTGCCGGAACGTGGTCACTGGTTGGGACACCTTCGTTGAAGAAGTCCAGGCAGCGGCACTCAAGAAAGAAGCACCATTCCAAACCGACGACATCCCCTATTGATTATGGCTGAAGACATCGCACCACCACCATGGCTTGACCAATATTGTCAACGCCTCTCTGGAGAGTTTGCCAGGACCACTGGCGACGCTCTGGCAATCACTCCCGACCGGGGCGCTATAATGGCCCCCGGTGCAACGGAGGAGCAGTATTCAGCAGCCTTTGAAAGGCTGTCGAACACCCGCAATACGACCAGGATCGTTCAGGTTCACATGGACCGAATGGTTGGGCAGTTGATCTGTAGCTATGCTGCGGAAAGGGACATCGACTGGACCACGGCGATCTCCCAGCTTAACCTAACCGTGAAAACGGGCAAGGCGCTCAAGACCCTGGTGAAGCTGCCAAGGATTGTCTCAGTCCTACCAGAGAGCATTTGGCTTCGCTGCCCAAATCTGGCCATTGGCCATTTCGACGCAGCAACGTCGTTTGCCGCTCCCCAGGATGTTGAAGGGGCAATCTCCTTCGCCGCTGCTCGCGAGCAGTTGTTGATCGAGGCCAATGAAAATCCGGCAAGCGGCGGCAAATCTGCCATCGCGAGCCGCATGAGAAAGATTCAGGAGGCTCATGGGGTTCTGCCGTGCCGCCGGGAGTCTATCTCGGACATCCGCGATAAAATGATGGCTGCCTCCATCGTTCTTCTGGAGTGGGAGCCTGAGCATTTTGAGTCTCACGGCACCACTAAGGAAAGTGTTCTTTCCATGTGGACTCAGTGGAAGGAGCAGTTGGACGAACGTGGGCATGTCGATGCCGATATTTTCGCCGATGACTACCGTCTCCCATGGGAAGGCGCTGCACCACAAACCCACGATGTCGAAGCAGATGTCATTCCGCCAGAAGAGGTAGGAGGGGAGGATGATGAAGAGCAGGAATAAGGGCGACATCGTGGCGATGCAGCTACTGAAACTGCTCCTCCTTCAGCCCAGCAGGCTGACCTTCAAGGGCATCAGAAAGTCTCTATTCTCAGGGATCTACTTTGAGGTCTATACAGCCATCCAGAAGGCCTGGATGCTGGATCAGACGCCAACGTCTGAGGTCCTCCTGACAATGGGAATGAGCGATGACGCAAACTCCCTCGTCACCGTCCTGGATGAATATGAGGAACCCGGTCTGGCCATTGCTGATGCGGTGGCTATGCTTGAGGACCTTCGGCTTCGCGAGGACTTTGCTTCTCTATGTATCTCTGGGCATGATAAGATTCACACGGCGGAGTCAGGCAGGGAAATCGTTCGCGAGTTCCAGGCAAAGGCTATCGACCTCACTTCGTCAGAGCTTGTCGGGGCAAAGAGCGGCGGGGACTTCTCCGCCATCAATGCGCGGATGCAGTGGCAGGCGATGAACCCTGGGAAGATCTTCGGAATCCAGACCGGGTTCAGGAAGCTGGACATGCAAATAAATGGGCTCCAGCCAAAGCTGTATCTCATTGGCGCTCGTCCGTCGGTCGGCAAAACCGCTATCTCTGGGGACATCACAACCAACATCTGTGATGCTCCTGGGAACGAATGTCACGTCATCGACATCACCATCGAAATGGACGATGAAGAGCTTCGCGACAGGGCTGTGGCAAAAATGAGCGGCGTTGGATTGACCTCCTACCGAACAACTCCCTACACCCCAACCGAGATCAAGGCGGTTTTGTCCGCTCAGCGGAAGATAACAACCTGGAACTGGCATATCTATGATGGCGCAGTCAGCATAGATGACATCGAGGCCATCGCCTACACAGCAAAGCGCATGTATGGCAACGTGCTGATCAAGGTGGATTACATCCAACTCGTCACTGGCGGCAAGGGCGGCAACAAGAACGAGCAGGTTGGAAACATCAGCGGCAGGCTGAAGCTTCTCTCCAAGGCAATCAAATCGCCAGTCATTGCCCTGGCTCAACTACGGAGGCTTGAGAGTCGATTCGATCAAGCCGCCAGAAAAACAGTCCATAAAAAGCCAGAGCTCGACGATCTTCGCGACTCTGGGAGCCTTGAGCAGGATGCGGATGTCGCTATGCTTTTGGATCGGAACATTCTCGACGAACCAGATACCGCTACTCTGATCGTCGCCAAACAACGCAGCGGACCAACCCACAAAGGCATTGCCCTTGACTACCACAAAGAAACCACCTCATTCAGCGAAACACTATGAAAACCCGTCTCACCCACCACCAATTCTACAGCATCTGTAATGCCGTCGCCGCCCTTGGAGAGCAGGCTTCGATCATGCCGACCAAGGACATTATTGGCCATGTTGCCGCCGCCACAGGTGTCAGCATCAGCCCCAGCCATATCGCTTCAGTCTTTGAAGCCCTCGACATGCCTCGCCTCACAGACCCAACCATCCTTGAATTCGCAGTTCGCGGGCTCATGGCAAAGCTTGGGTTTGGCTTCACTGAGCTCGTCAACGAAGGCAAGAAAATCGTTGAGCGGCAGGCAGCAGCCAGAACCAAGCTGGAAGAGTCCAGCCCTCCACTTCCTCTGGACACGCCCGGCTACGTGGGGGAGTCTGACAACTCACCTAGCGGAAAGGAACTCGAACCATGAGCCACTCGACAGAACCATCACCACATTGGGAGCGGTCCACAAAGGCCAAGAACCGATTCGGCCTGAGCCGAAAGAATCCATTCAGCGGCAAGAATGCAAGCCAGCGTAGCCGACTGGTGGCTGCATTTTCCTCAATGGAGAGCAAGTTCAACCGCCCCAAGCGGACAACCCCCATAAACATCTTCGGAGAGCCAATCGCTCGATGATAGCTCTGGCCACCGGATGTGCCAAGGCCAACGCCCATTGTCGCGTGTATTGGGGTAGCGTCCGTCAGCGCCCTGGCCGATAACTCCCGGCGACGGAAACGCCCTCGTAGCTCAGTGGATAGAGCAGCGCACTTCTAATGCGCGGGTCGCAGGTTCGATTCCTGCCGAGGGCACCACCAAATAAATATCCAATGTCACTCTTCTCTATTTTCAAACGTCCCAAACAGGTCTTCCGCCAAACCTTCTCCCACTCTATGGTTAAGGAGCTTGTCGAGGATGCCGCTGGCTTCAAGCCACCGGTTGCCGACTACGACTTCATTTCTGTCACTCTGGAGGAGGTTGAGAAGGCTAGTCGAGACTCATGGATGCCGTGGAAGTTGGAAAAGTGGGACTGTGACAATCAGGCAATCGCCGCCCTCGTAGAACTGATGAAACAGGGCTACAAAGACACTTCCAGACCCTTCCAGCCAGCAGCAGGCCTGATCCGGGCTCTCCACAATGGAGCGGACCACGCCTTCCTTTGGTTTATTGAGGCTGGAGGGAACGTCATGTTCTATGACACCACAGCCCAGTTTCGCATCTACCCAGAAGAATTTTCAGCCGCAAGGGCCTTTTTGATATGAGAATGACATCAGCAGAATATCAGCGCCAATTTGGCAAGCCGCCCCCGCCGGAGGGTGTCACATACACGCCGGACAAAAAGCCCCAGATCCGCATTCCTGCCGCGCAGGAGCCAAACAAGACGGAGGCTGCTGCCTTGGAATACCTGCCAAGACTCTACGACCCAGCCACCATCGCTGCGGTGAAGTATGAGGCAATGACCCTGCTCCTCCCGTCGGGCACAAAATACACCCCAGACGTGAGCATCTTTTTCAAGGATGGAACAGTCGAGTGCTGGGAGGTCAAGGGGGGCTTCATCCACAATGCGCGGAGCGTCCACGCCCTCAAGGAGGCAGCGGCAGCCTACCCAACCTTTCGCTGGGGCTTTGCCCAGCTAAAGAAAGGTGAGTGGCTGCTGTCTAGGTTCCCCTACAAATTACCTTCCTGAGCCAAAGGCCGCGATACCTTTTCTGTGGAGCTCGGAGAATCCTTCCGCCCTGGAGTCTTTGTTGGACTGCTGCGCCCTCGCGGCATCGAGCAACGTCTGCTTACTGTAGTAGAACGGCGATCTGAAGACCCCGTAGAATGAGCTCTTGATCTGCTGGGTGGACAATTCCCGGAACGACCCGGCGAACGGAGTGACCGCATGTTTGAGGGCGGCAATCTGCGCTGGCACTGGGTAGCCAAGCTTTGTCGAAGCATCGATAATGAGGGCTGCGTCATGGGATGCCCTGTCGGCGTCCTGCTTGGCTCTCATACCAACAGCAACGATCTCCTGTGCGCTCACGGGGCCACTCTTCTTTAGGAGCCTGCCAAGTGAGTCCTTGGCCTCTGCTGCGCGGGCCATGGCGTCTCCGACATTTCTCGCGAGCCCCCTGCCAATGTCGAGCTCGGAGAATTTGAAGCCCATCATGTAGAGGAGCTTTTCCCTGAGCGTCCGGTCCTTTGGAACTGGGTGCGCGCCAGTGACGCCCTGCATGGATGCGGGAATCAACCCAGCCCTATCCATTGAGTTCACCGTCCCAGGAATGAACTCCTTGGCGTATGCCTCAAAAACTTTCCAGAAAGCCTCGGTTCCTCCATCATTCAGGCCAACGATCTTTCGACCATTTCTATCCACGCCGCGAATGAGCATGTTGGCGGCAACAAAGGAAGACTGCTCATCAAGGAATGGTGCCAGGATCTGCATCAGAGCCCGCGTGCCGTGCTTGTCGATGGTTTCATCTACCTTGGCCTTGTCGCCAGCCATAGCCGCCTGCACGATCCCCGCAATGAGACCGGCTCCGTGTTGAAATCCCTTTGTTGGGGTCATGAACGGAAGAAATCTGGAAATGTTGATGTATCCAGCACCCTTGCCAGCCTCAAACTCGTTGGTGTAAACAAGGACGCCATCCCTGTCGTAGTCAGGGAGGAGCTTTCTGGCGGCTTTATCTCTATCATCATCCCACCCTAGTTTGGATGCGAAGAATGCAGCTAGCGCTTGCGCCCCATAGCCAATGAACATAAGCCCACTCATGCGCTTGAGGCCCATCCAGGCTTGAGCTCCGCCACCCGCATCTTTAGCTCGCATCCTTGCGAATCCCTCGAAGATGTCGCCAGCAGCCGTTCTCAGGCCCATCGTCATAGCCCTGGTGATCCCGTATGAATACGAGAAGAACGGGCCAATGACCGGAACATAGGCCCGGAATGAGCGGAGAAGATTTGGCTCCCGCTGAAAGCTATACATGGTGTCATTGGCCCTGGCTGCCGCCATCCGCAGATACTCGTCCTGGGTCTTTCCAGGGAATGCGCGCTCAAGGGATGGGACCTCAGCCATTGTGACCGCCATCTTGAAAATGGCATCACCATAGCGGTAGATTCCAGAAATGGAGTTCTTGGCCTTGCCGAGAAACCCGCGAGCCCTCCGGCCCATCTCCGATGCCGCACCCCCATGGGCTGTCCCGTGGGCAATGGCGAGAGTAGAGAACATTTCAGTCAGCCTTGGTGCCCTCCTGAAGGTGTCCATCACTTCCGCAAACGTGCCCGAATCTACCGCTCCAACGGCGCTCAGCGAGTCATAGACTGCCCTGAACTTGGCAATGGTGGCATCAGACATGATCAGCTTCCCTGTGGCAGTGTGGCCAATCTCATGAGCCATGGCCGCAGCGAGAGCCCTACCAAGTCCAGCGTGGGTGTGGCCAGTGCCAATCATCGTCAGGTATGAAGAGGACGCATTCCCGAAGGACGTAGTGGCGCTAAGGACCGTCTTGCAGTATTTCCAAGCCCCGTTCACCGCAGCCATTGCCTGAAGGAATGGGTGGATCTCATGATTTTGAATCTCGTCATGAATCACGCCGTTCCACCAGTTGACCAAATCCGCTGGCGCTGCGTAACCAGCAAGCGGGCCTTTGCTCAGGGCCAAGAGGTATGGGTCGTTGCGAAGATCGACATCCTTCTTCTCGTTGAAGCGGATGTAGCCTTTTGGAAGAGGCTTGCCGTCCTCGTATTTGACAACCCATCCAGACGCCAGCCCCTCGTCCCTGACTTGGGCCTGCATTTCATGCTGAAGGACAACATCATTGATGGCCTTGACAGTGTTCACGAATCGGACCTCCGAGTCTGTTTGCTCGCCAAGAACCTCTGCGACTGCGCCGTTCAACCAATCCCCATTGGAATTAGCTGCGGCAGACCCCCTTGGGGCAAGCTCATCGACCCCGCCGAACAGGCGGGCTGTTGTCACTGGGCTCTTGCCTCCCCGCTGGGTATTGCCAACGAACTTAATCAGATTCGACAGCAGCCTATCCGCCTCTGCCGGGGGGGTTCCATAGCGAGTGAGTCTGGCAATGGCGTCATTCCACAATTGCCCACCGTTCGACTCGCGAGCCCACTGCTCTTGGTCTATGGCGTTCTTGTTTGTGAAAGCATAGCTGCGGTGGATGAAGAAGCCCTGCTTGGAGCTCCACAGGCCAACGGCACCCTGCCCATAGATGATGCCTCGATTGACAAGATCCTCCATGAGCCCATCGACAAACACCCTGGCGTTCTGCACAGCAATCCGCAGCCTGTCCGGCATGGCCTGAAGGGCGGCAGCCCGGACATTCGCATCGTTGCTGCCCATGGCATTGTTGATGTGGGTGTTCATGACGCCGCGCTCCCTGTGCTCCAGTGATGGATTCAGGAGGTTGCTGGTAGCCGCCGACAGGGCCGACGAGATCTCGTTCTGATGGCGAAGCATCTGCCCCTCAACAGTTGTGTGATGGTCATTGGCGCGCAGCTTTGCCCTGAAGATAGATAGTGGCGCTGCTCCTCTGGCGCGGAGTCTGTATCCGAAGCGAAGAAGGGCGGATGCGAACCGGGCGAGTCTTCCGGGCTGGGCCTGAAGGCTTTCTGCTGTCGCTCTGACTCTGGATACGGTCCTGGTGCCCCTGCGAGCAGTCGGCGTGTATTGGTAGAGGGTTTTGCCCTCGTCGTCGTCAAGGAACGCCTCTTCGGGGATATAGTCCTCCATGTCTTCACCGACTTCGGAGCGCAATTGGTCGCCCTCGTCGATCATGCCTTGGTCATCCACTCCGAACATGGCAGTTGCCAGATCTTCTGGATCATTGCCCTCACCGGTTTCCGGGATGATTGGCGCATCCAGTGTTCTAGCAGGAGCGCCAGTCTCAGCGTCCATAGCCTTGGCGATTTCGGCGGCAAGCTCAGCGTTATCAACGCCGAACTTCTCGACCATGTATCCCATGACCCCATCCTTGCTGCTGATGTCCACGCGCTCAACAGGAGGGGTGTCTTGGTTTGGTCTAGCCACACCTTGACGTGGAGGATTGAAGACCGAGTCAAAGGCCTCCCTCATGCGCTGGTCAACCGAAGGGTCCTTGCTGTAGATTTGATTCCAGATTCTGCGGATCACGCGACCGAGGCGAGCGGCGGCACCATTTGGCATCGCGAGCTCTCCAGGGTTGTTGCCCTGTGCTGATGATCTTTTACCAAGGTCCCCGAAGTATTGCTCAACGCCATAGGCGACGCGCTCTTCGATGTTCCTTCTTTGGCTGTTATTCTGCGGGTCGAGCTTGCCTCCGTTGGTGGCATAGTCCCAGACCTTGGAGAATTCATTCTCTCCAAGCATGACCTCCATCAGGCGCTTGCCCTGGGCTCCACCGCGAACATTCATCATCCAGTGCATCATTTCATGGATGAAGGTGCTTGGGGTGGCGTCCTTGGTGAAGGAAACCTTTGGAAGGGCACCGTTGAAAAGTTGGATCTTCCCGCGTGCAGTGCCGCGCTTCTTTCCGTCGCCCATGTCATCCTGATAGAGGGATGCGGTGGTCTTGGATTTCGGCCTCCAGTTATCGCGATACAGGCCGACCAGGGCCTCTTCATGGCTCTCTGAAGGGTTTGGGTCCTTGGTGATCACTGGGACTCCCCAGGACTTCTGCAAGTCGCGTCGAGTATCCTTCCACGCCCTCAGCATGGCCGGGTCCGCCTGAATGAGAGATGCCCAGAAGTTGCGCTTCATTTCCTTTCTGGCCCTGGTGTTGTCCAAGGAGTCATAAATGCTCTTCATGCCATTCCAGAGGTCCATGGCAGATGCGCCAGAGGACGTGTTGGCCTCAAGCACGCTCAGCACCGCTGGGGTCGGAACGCTCTGACCAGACATGCCAGACTGCTCCTGCCTGCCACTGATCGCTTTGAGGATCTCCCAGCTTACGTTCTCCTGTCGCTTGAGGGCAGCGACATCTTCAGCGCTGTATTTCGCTGGGTTGGCCTGCATGGCCGCAACAGCATTTCTGACCGCTCTGCTAAGGCTGTGGACGGCATCGAACGCCGGACCCGGCTGATCGACACGTTGGCCAATCAGGGAGGCTGGATCAATAGATGATGCCTTTCCAAGGACCGAATTCAAGACCTTGAGCTCATGGCCTGATTCCGACTTTTCATCAAAGCTTGGCAGTGATTTGGAGATCTCCATTGCCTGAGCGGAGATCTTGCCAGCCAGCGACGCCGCTGTCTTTGCCGTCAACTTGTCGGCGGCATCATAGGTTCCGCCGTCGGCCTTGTCTTGGACGCTGGTTCTCCCAGGGATACGGAACTCTCCGCCCTCAAGCATAGCGATTGCTTCAGCCCTGTCCGCACGCTCCTTCTTTGCAGCAAGCTGCCTAGCCGCATCCTCTGCGGACATGACTTCGATGCCAGACATGGAGCCGTCAAGGTCCTCAGACGAGCCGAGAAGCTTCTCCCTTTCCTCGTCATCCTTCTCCTCTTTGGTGGACTCAGTCCTCGAATCGCGTTGGGGCATTGTTGCACCCTCTGGCAGCAGGCTGCGCCAAACGATCTGGTCAATGGATAGACCAGTGAGGGGCATCCCTGGGGTTGGGTTCTTCGGTTTGGAGATTTTGGATCTCGCGCTGTTTTTGACGCCAAGCTGAGCGGACCTTACCTCAGACACCGCATTCAGCATGAGCGCCAAGCGGGCAGACATGGTTGATCCGCGATAGGCTTCGTCGGCAAGGACCTCGATGCGCTTTTCAAGGGCATTCATGAACTCAACATCATTGGTTGCCTCCGACTGCATCGAATCGATCTCCGAAAGCAGTTCATCGCCAAGAGCGTGGTCATCCATGGACCCAATCGTGTTCGCCAAGTCAACGATGTCGGCAAGGGTGGTCCGGTTGACCTGCTTGAAGGCTAGGCGCGAGTAGAGGTCCCTGGCTGGAACAACGCGCTGATTATACCAGATCGAGCCAATCAGATTGGAAATGATGCCGTCGGCGAGCTTTTCATCACTGGATGCACCGAGGGCATTGGCCAGAACAGTCGTCCCGTAGTCGCGACTGATCTCTTCATCCGCAGCCTTCATTTCATCGTCTCTAGCCGCCGCCCACTTTTCCCAGGTGGTGACATTGGGGCTCTCAGGATTATCTTTGATGAGCTTCAAATACTGATCCCGCTTTTCTCTGGAAATACTCTTGGCAGCCATGAGCGCATTGAACCGCTCTGGGTTGCCCTCCTTTGGACGAAGAGCCCAGATGATCTCGTTGAGATGGTTAAGGTTGAACCCCCAGTTTGGAGTTCCCGGAATCCCAACAATGATGTCTTCAGCAGTAACCGGAGTCTCTGCTGCGTTTGCCTGCCTGCTGGCAAATTTCAGCAGGTCTGGGATAAATTCATCGGCAGTGATGTCGCCTGGATACTTTGCCTTCCCGGCCAGCGATTCTGCCCTGCGCTGAAGGGCGAGGCGGAACTCTCTGGCCTGAGCGTCGTTACCCTTGCCGATGGCCTCGTCGATCAGATCCTGAGTCTCTGTGATGTCGGCGACAATCTGCTCGCGCAGTTTCTGGGCCTCTGCCTGGGCTTCTGGGTTTTCGGTATCAGTGCCCATCATTGCCCTGACAGACTCTTCGCCGCCAAGAACGTGCTTCACCAATGCAGTGAGGATGGAGTCCTTCTTGTTTTCGACGTTGTCGCTATCAAGCCCATTGCCAAACGCCCACTCCACATCAGTCATCGCGCCTTCCTTGCCTGCATTTGAGGCATTGTCGTCCGCCTGTGATTGAGTGGTGTCCTCCTCGCCAAACAGGGACTCCCAAAGGGCCGAATCGCGCTCCTCTTCAGCAGCCATTGCTTCAAGAGCACCGTTGCGCCGGTTGGTCATGGTGATAGGGACGCGGATCTCGTGCCCCTCGTTAAAGCCGGAGAAGTCCTGACCGCCCCGGTCCTCTGCGTCCTTCCCGGAGAATTTTCCGTCGTCCTGAATTGTCTGAGGAGGACCATCGGTTCGCTCGCGGGTATTGACTGGGCTCTTGATGCCCACATTGAACGGATCTGGGTGGGTTAGCTCAGGAGAGTTCAGGATGGCGAGCTCGGCAATGCGCTCAGCCGTGAGGGCCTTGGCGTGTCCGCCTTGGCCGAAGACAATTCTCCACCCAGCCTCCAACTGTCTCCAGTTTGGAATCCCGTCCTTGGTGCTTTGCTGAATCCCATTTGCCATCGCTGATGTCCAGCGGCGATAGAAGCTGGAGATTGGAATCCCCCCTTCTTTTGGAGTGGAGTCCACGGCAAAGAGGTAGAATGCCGCCATCATCTGCACGTCGGTCCCTCTGCCCCACCCATACATTGGATCGGACATCTGGGTCGTATTGAACAGCATTGGGGTGCCGTTGTATTCGACCTGCGAGAAGTAGTGATGCTTGCCGCTCTCGTCCACAGCAACAAAGACCAATGGCTTGCTGTCGCTCTTCATTGCGGCATTCAGGGCGTTCGCCATGGCCGACCCAGGCTTGAACCTGACTGGTCCAGTTTGAGAAACCCTGTCGTTCGCATTGTAGGTGCCGATGAATGCTGCCCGCCCGCTCTCGATCGCCTCGCGAGCAGTCATTTGTTCCTGCTCGGTGCCGACATTGCCAAGGGGGAAGCGGAACTTCCCGCTGGCATCCATTTGGGAGAACTTCAGCAGGCGGTTGCGCTTGCGGATCTTCTCACGGATCTCCATTGGGTTGGAGGTAAGGGCTAGGCGCTCTGCAATGGATGGACCTTGGACGCCGGGCGAATTACCCGATGCGCTTCTTCTGCGCTCGTCGTCTTCAGTGAGATCCATTTGAGCCACAAGCATTGCTGCACCAGCCTCACCCTCAACGGCGGCGAGGGCTGCTGTATTGGCCCGCTGGGACAATCCAGAGATGAACTGGCCGACGGTGATTTTGTTCGCTACCAGGGATGCATATTCTGGGGACGCCAAGACATCGATTCCTTCGCGTGCGGCAGCGCTCTCCACGGCAGAGATCATCTGTTTGATGCCCTTGTGACCAGGAAGCTTTTTGATGAGCTCAATCGGGTTTGGCGCGGGAGCAGATTCCGCCCCCCTTTGTTCGCCTAATTTTTGAGAAGACGCCTTTTCAAATGCAGCCAACCTTGCCTCCAGGGCCTTCACCCTGTCTCTAGCGGCGATCTTTTCTGCTTTATTCTCAGGCCGGAAGGGGATTGAGGCGAAGGCCCTTTTGGCCTCCTCAATATCCTTGCGCATGAGTGCGGCGTCGCCCTGGGCTGTGTTTTTGGAGGTCCCTTTGGCTCTCCTGGCAAAGAAGGCGTCCGTTCTCAGTTTGGATCTAGTCCCGACCGTTGGGTCGGGCTTGCCCTCCGTCTGGGATGCACCAATAATGTCGCTCGCCAGGGCCCCGAGGGCGGCGATGGAGGTTCCGTCCAGCTTCTCGCCTTCGGCCCGCTTTACGTTGCCAGTCACAGTCTTGCTGACATGGTCGGCGAGAACGGCGGATTCCAGTTGTTGGCGGAGTGCTGCATAGGTTGCATCAACCGGGCGATACTTCAGATGCATCTGGCGAGCCCAGTCCTTGCGCCCAAGGATCTGAGAATTCACATACTCCACAGTGTAGCCTTCTTCGCGAGCGATCTGATTGGCGAGCTCACGCATGTTGCCATCAAGCTCCTTGAGCCTTTCGCCCAGTGAGTATGATTCTTCGACCAGCACATAGACACCCTTCGAGGGGTCTGATGGGTTCTGGATAAATGCAATCGACCCAGGGAGGATGTTCTGGCCCTTGTAGGCGAAGCGGGTGGTCCCTCTCCGGTGCCCGGTGAGGATCATGTTGTATGTCGATCTCCCGCCAAACCAGAACGACATTGGAAGGATCGGAATAGTAGCCGTGCCTGGGGATGGATTTCCAGAGCTATCCAGCAGAGTGATCGACCTCGCGTTCTGGCCTGGAGTTACAGACGCTTCGACTGGGGATGCCGCCCACGTTGACATGCCGTTTGCAGATGCCTCATGGTATCCATTTTCTCGAAGGAAGTCAGCAACCTCCCTCTCCCCGACATTGTATGGTCGGCTCCGGCCCGCTGGGTCATCAGTCACAAACCTCGCCCCGGCTGCGATAGCCTTTGAGATCTCCGCAAAGTCTGGAGCGACACGGTCATCCCTGCTTCCGTTTGAACTGATGAACACTACATCCCCTGGGGTGTATGCTCCAGCATTTGCAAGCCTACCAAAGTCCTTGGCATAGGTGTCCGTCGAGCTCCCTTTGGAGCCCCTGCCAATGAACTTGGTTGCAGACGCTGCCTTCTGTTGGTCTTTCGACGTATATCCTCCGGTATCGGTCAGTTTGACGCCAGCGGGCTGAAGACCAAGGCCACCCTTCTTTTTGGAGGCCGCGAAGTCTGCATCGGCCCGCTTCTGGATCTCGTTGCGGCGCTTGTTCTGGTCTTGTGCGGGACCCTCTGTGGCGTTCAGCATTTCCTGGTGGTGTCCAGCAAACGCAAGCCATTGGGCATAGGATGCCGGGGATGTAATTCCGCGAGCGTTCAACCACTTTGCCGTCGGCGAGCTCTTGTCGTTGCTTTCGCCATTGTATCTCTGCACCAAGGCATGAGGGTCCATTGACACAACCCTTGTCCCGACGACCTTCCCTTTGGAGTCGAGAGTTGGGATGACGCGAAGAGCCTTGCCGTCACTGACGAGGTTGATCCCGGATGCAGTCCCTGGTGAGCCAGCGAGCTTCTCAGATGGAATTGTCGCATTTGATGGTCCGGCTTGACCAGAACCTATCACTGGCGATGTAAACTCAAATCCACGGACACCATCGGTCCTCTCTCTGGCTAACCCATCCCTCTCAAGGGAGCGCCATAGGTTCGCCGCATCCTGGGTGAGACTGCGGTTATCGGAACGAAGCGGAGGGAGGCCGTTAGCCACCAAGGCATCGTTAATGGCAATATAGGTCTTCTTGGCTAGGCCTTTGCCACGATGAGCCTTGTCGATTTCAGATTTATTGATCCTGACATCTTGTGTAGTGTGGTCAAAATCAACAGCAATGAACCCAACCTCTTGACCCTCAAACATAATGGAAACTCTTCCAGAGAAGTCTCCATACTTGCTAATTTGGGGGTCAACGCTGTACCCATCCGGCAAGGAGGCATTGATTGATGCCGCTACGCGCTCTGGCGACTCGTATGAGGTCGCAAGGGTTGCTCGCTCTGTCCGCTGGCCGGTCATTTCGCCAGCATCATTCTGCTTCATGCTATAGGCCACCTTGCCGGGGTGGCTACCCCGCTGAGCATCAAGAGTTGCTGCCACCGTGGAAATGATCGCCTGAAGCTCTGGATGCGTGGTCGGTGCGCTATTGGGGTCATTGATGGCTCGGCTCTCCTTCTCCAGTTCTGCCCGAAGGCTCTCTGGAACCAGGGTCGGGTCGGCAGAGAGTCTGCGCACAGCCTCGGCGTATGCGTCGGTTTCAATCCCAATATCAGCCTTGCTGTATCCCTCCTGGGACTGAAGCATGGCAGCATAGAACGTCTCCTTGCCAATATCGTTGCTGGCTGCCGTGGCATCAGCCATGATTCGCATTGTTCCAACCTGAGCCTCTATCTCGGACTTCTTCATGGTTGGATTGCCGCTTTGGTCGAGGGTGTCGGTCAAGCCAGATTGAGTCCTCTTCGAGAGGTCCTCTCGCAAGAATGCCTCGAATGCAGTCTGCCAACGGGTCTTGGAAAAAGCCTCGGCTTCTTCTCTGGATTTGAACTGAAGACCTCCAAAGATGCCGCGAGGGTCTTGGTCTGAGGCAACGTCCTTGGCGTCTGAGATTCTGAATGTGCCATCTGGGTTTTCTTTGACCACGTCGGCGTGATCCTCCACAGCGCCGAACCCATCAATTTCTCCCACTGCGATCTTTTCCCCGGCTGCCTTGGCAACTGCGCGGGTTTCTCTGATTTTCGCATCATTGGAATCGATAGTTTGATGGATGGCTCGCTGCACTACGGCAGGATCAACGCTCGATGAAACGCGCTTCATGATGGTGCCGATTAGCATACCAACACCAAACTCGGACGCCCCTTGATTAGCATTGAAAATGTCCTGATTTTCATCAAGGAATTGCTGGGTCACGGTGTTGTTGAGAACCCCCTGGAGCTCCTCTGTGGAGCCCTCGAAAAGGCCCGCCTCCAGCCTCTGCATGAGATTGTTGGCCAAAGGGGACTTAGCGAAGAAGTCCACGGTCCTAGATTCGATGTCATCGATGAGGACTTTGGCGGTTTCGTTGATTACTTTTTCCGTGGCTCCCGTCACCCCCATTTTTTCCAGCCGGGAGGATACCAGCGCTCTAGCCGCAGACTCCTTGAGGGGGACACCCTTTCTGCTGAGGATCTTCTCGAAACCGATGGCGTCAGTTCCCAGGGTGATACCAACCTGAGCCCAAAAGGCTAAGGCTGCGTTGTTGTGGATTCTCTCCGCATTGCTGCTGAGGCTGTCCGCCTTGGCCAATAGCTCTGCTCTTTGGGCGGCAAACTCAACAGAGTCTGGCAGCTTGGCGGCTTGGGCTCGGAGCGAATCGGACTGATCATCCATTTCATCCGCCTGGATGACGTATTGAAGGGTCCCGGATGCCTCCTCAAAAGCACCGGGAAATGAGCCAATGGCAGCTTCTCCCCATTTCCCAAACTTCTTGATCATCCATTCCTCGGCCCTCTTTCTGGATTGGGCCTGTGCTGCATTCGCGACGCCCCTAGCAACTACTGAGGCTCCCTCGCCAACGCCAGCAGCGATCTCGCGACCAGCCAGCGCTGAGAGTGATCTGGCACCACCACGGATCATCTTGCCAACGCCCATCCCAATACCAAGATCGACGGCAGTCTGAGCAAGCTCAGGCCCAGCCTCGCGAAGAATATTATCCCACACGCTACCGCGAAACGCCCTGTCACCCATGCCGTAGGCTTCGCGGTAGAGGGAAAATTCCTTCTGCACTTGAAACGTGTCTTTTGCGGCATCCTCAAATCCAGTGGCATACTGGAGCCCCGCAACAGTTCCCAAATACGCCTCCTTTACGCCCATGTGAGTTTCAGTCCACACTCTACCAACAATGCCTTCCCCTCTTGGGACGTGGGACAGCAGGGTTTCGTTGCCCTTGATCGCGTCGATTGCTTGCTCTGACATGAGGGCTGTGTGCCCCTCTGTGCCCCTGGCATAGAGATCCTTTTTGTCCTGGAGCCTGCCCAGTTCGGACGTGAGTCTCTTGCGCTCATTCTCTACCGCAACTTGCTGGGCGAGGGCAGCTTGTGGCTCTGAGGCGGCGCCGATTTGCTCGATAAGAGATGGCTTGCGCTCAGACCGAGCCGTTAGGCCGGCAAGCCTCGCCTTGGTTTGCTCGATCTGATCAGTGAGCTCCTTGTTCGCGACTTCCCAGGTTTTTGGGGCTGGCACAATGGCCCTGAACCTTTTGGTTGGGTCTTGCTCAGATTGGCCCTCGGCGTCGGAGTCGAAGGAGAGGTAGTTGTATGCCTTCCCATTGAAGGTGAAGGCGAGCCCGGAGCCGATGCTGGCTCCATTTGGGGTATCGATCGAGAATCTGGATCTTGTGCCGTTGCCAGCAAAGGTGCCCCCGACCTTCTTTTGGACTGTATCGTTTGCGGCAATCCACTCATTTGCTGCGTCCATTTCATCTGGTCCGAGAGCAACGCTCTTATCGCCAGCCACGTAGGCCTGGATTTTCTCCAGAGTTGCCGCCGGGTCCTGGTCGTTTGCCGAGGCTACATCATAGGCCCTGCCAGCCACATGGTCGGCCATCACCGCCCTGCGGCGGTCTTCCTCTTGCCGACCAAGGTCATGGATCGCACCAAAGACATCCCCTGCTGGATAATCCGCTCTGAGCCCATCCGGGGTTTCGATTCGCTTCCCTAAAACCCCCTCGTTATAGGCAGCAATCTTATAAAGCGCCTCCATCTTCTGAGGCAGCGAGGCGGTTGCAAACCTTGGATCTGCAAGGAAATCTTGGTCGCGGATATATCGTTCAGGCATCCATTACCCTACCATCGCTAGATGGTCCGTCAATCCCCAGGATGAAGACCGTTCAAAATGTCTCCAAGGGCGGGCGGCGGAGCGCTTCCGTCCGTCCCGGTTCTGGCGTGGGCCTGATCGAAATCCTTGTTGAGAGGAGAGAATGCAGCCAATCCATCCCGAAGGGTGGCCCTGGCATTTTCGAGAGCCTCCCTCTCCGCCGCGATTTTAGCCGACAGATCTTTTTGCGGCTTGCCATCCTTATAGGAGGCGGCAGACTCGCGAAGAAGCTCTCCAAGGCGAGCGGCACCGGCCATGGCGCTGAGAACATTGCCCTGAAGATAGGTGACTTCGGCAGCCTGTTTTGGGGTGAGGATTGGAGACTTGGTTGGATTGTCTTCATCCAACAGAAACCCGCCTGTATCCTTCTTTGGAGCGCCTTGCGCTGGATCTTCAGTGAATGGCCTTGCGCCTGTGCTCATTTTATGGAGCATGTCACCCATGTCCTTTAGCTCGGCAACGGTTCCCTTCAGCCCGGTAGCCTCCCTGACCTCTGGAATATTTTCATACTGAGCCTTGGCCAAGGACTCGTTCTTCTGGAGAGTGGCGAGTTCCGAATCAAGCTTGGCCTGCGTTGTGGTAAACGATCTGTGGACGACATCCATAGCCTTGAGGCTGACATCGAGCGAGTCCTTCTGAGCGCCAACCTCGGCCTTTCTCTTTGCCTCAGCGATTGCGATTGGGTCAAGCTCGGCATCCATTCTCTTTGATCTGCCAAGCTGGTATTCAGAGGCGGCAACAGACGCCTTCGTGGCGGCTACCTGCGCAGCAGATACTTCGAGCGCAGCAGCACGGCTTGGGGCGAGGTCGCTCCACTTTTGCTGATCAAACGCCTGCGCGGACTCGGCAATGTCCATTTGCCGATTCTGGTTCCTCTCCTGAATGTGCATGGCCTCAGTTAGGCGCTCCTGCTCCTTGTTCTTCAGGCGCAGAACTGCATTCGCCTGGAGCGACTGGGAGGCCATGGCGGACACCTTCAGCACATTCTCGAACGACCTTTGGGCGAGGTCGTCGGTGCGGGCCATTTCTTTTTGGGCCATCTCAAACCCGCGCATGGCAAATTCGCCAAACGCAGTGTTGTAGGGATTATAGGGGGCTGAGCCCAGAGTGACGAGTCCTGGCATTATGCGTATCCTCCGAAGTATGAGCCGCCCGTGGTATAGTCCACACCGGTTGGCCTGTTGGGATCATAGGTAGTGGTGCTTGGCTGTTCCAGTGTCAGCGTAGAGTCTCTCATTCCATATCCCCACGGTGGAGCGCCATTGTAAGTGACCTCTCCGCCCCAAGTCGAATTGTATGGACCCTGCTGGTATTGAGGTTGCTGCTGTTGAGGCCTGTTGGCGTAGCCTTGGGCGGCAGTTTGGATGCCCTGCCCTAGAGCAGCCCCCCCAGCACCTGAACTTGGCGAATATGAGCCACCCAGAGAAGCCATATCGATCCCGATCGTCGCGTTGGCAAGGGCGGCTTGAGCGGGGTCTGGCATTGCTCTAGCCAATTCGGCACTAGCTCTGCCTTGCTGCTCAAGCGCAGCCTGTTCAATGTCCAACTGGGCTCTTTCCTGGGGAGTGAAGAACATCTGCTGTGGTCGCATCTGATGCTCTACTGGGCTGATTTGCTGGGCAACCTGGACGAAATTGGCGAACATCGAATTGCCCTGCTGCATGGCGTCCAGCCTAGAAAGGCCAAGGTCACGAAGTGTTGCGTTTCTAGACCCTCCGGGGGTTCCAGAGGCAGCGGCAGCAGAGGACGATTTTGCCGTGATGTCCATGACATCGGAAAATGGCAGGACCCCCTCCTGAAGTCTCCTGGTGGTGCCCATGTAGCTGTCACGCGCAGCATCAAACTGGGGCATGAGGGACCTGATGCGGCTGGTGTCGTTCTCCCAGATGGCTGGGTTCACCGTCTTGGTGAGATCAATAGCCTCTGGCGCGGCCTTCTGGTTGCCTCGAATCGTGCGAAGCTGGGAGGCGGTGAGGTCAACTGGCTTGTAGAGGAACTCCTCTGGATTGAGGCTGTCCCCAAATGCAGCGGCAAGCCAATCGCTACCCTTGCTGGAGTAGCCTTGGATCGTCTGGCGGGCACGGTCGTAAGCAGCCTGCTTTGCTTTCGCTGCCGACTTCTGTGATGCGCTTTGTCCATAGGCGCTGATTCCCGCGCCGATGACCGTTGCTGCTGCGACGTAAATACCCATGATCAGAAGATAGTAATCCATCCGGCGCTTCGGCCAATCAAAAAGATTAGCGTTTCAGCCCCGGCTGGGAGTTTGAGTTGATTTGCTACGGCGGCGGTGATTGATGCCGCATTGGGAAAGACTGGTGAGAGGTGCCTGTCGCTGATCCTCTTGGATACGCTATTTAGCACGTCCTGGTGCTCCAGGTCTAGGAGGTCGAATGCCTTCTGGAAGCAAGGGTCAATTTTGTCCTTGTGGAAGTCATTGCCAAAGCCCGGAATGACCTCCCCTGCATCTACTCTTCGCAAAACATTGATGAGCTCAGGGCCATCAAACAGGGTGAATCTTGCCTGTTCAATTGGGGCGTGGACATACCCGGTTGAGGATAGGGCGCACGCTATCGAGTGAGCAACTCCAGCCCCACCCTTGCAGGCGCAAGCAAACGCCATGGCGCTGACGTTTTGGTTCTCTGTCGCTGCTCTTTTGTGGGCAATAATGATCTCCCTGAAGAGGTTCTCTTCCGGCCCAGTCAACTCGATCCCAAACAGGATCTCAGGAAGTGATGATTGTCCGTCCATCGTAGTATGTCGCTGATAGCCCAAAGATTTGAATTTGAAGCTGTCGGCAGAGGAGCCAAGCATTTTCATCCATTGGCTCGTCACTAACCAAGCTCAACAGGTATGATGCCGCCTTCTTTGCTGTTTCCTCGTCGGTCGAAAACAGGTCGCCGAAGTCCACAAATACTGGATCGTGCCTAGCAATCCACTTCTTGGCGCTATCGATGATCTTTGGCCAATCCGTTGGTCCGATGCACCTCTCGTAGTCCGCCTTGCAGTCATACTGATTGCGCGAGATCCAGATGCGTTGACCTTCCAGTTTGTCGTATGCCTCATTTGGTACAGTGCAGGTTGTTGTTTCTCCAACGATTGGGGCTGATGGCGCATTCATGACCGCCTCATACGAGGGGAACTTGTCGCCATGCTGAATGGCCTCATGCCAACAGAAGATACCCGGCTGATGGCTCAGGAAGTTGGCGATCCAGGCTGTCCCGCTGCGGGGTAGTCCGGCGATAACAAAGTGCTTTTTCAAAATCGTCTTTTTGCGTGGTTGAGTCTGCTTTTTCTGAGCGGCTTTTGGAACAGGGTGATCTTCCTGACTGAGGTTGCCCCATCGTCCCGGAAGTTGCCTCCTCCAATGTATTGCTCGACATTGGCCATGTGGGTCCTTGCCATGGCAAGCCACTGGGCATCCGCCGAGTTGACTGCCATGATCTTCAGATAGCGTTGGGCTTCAATGATGGCAAGCTTGTTGTCGGTTTCGATGACTTCCCAGTCAAAACAGACCTCAGTGAATCTGCGGGTTGCCTTGACCCAAACGACCTCTCCGCAGCACCCGTCGATGATCCTGATCCTGCGGAACGATGGGACTGCCGTCTTTGGCCCATAGTAGCCGATGGTTTCCCCGCCAAGGCAGTCATAAGCCACTACCGGGCCGCACAGATCGACGGGGAGAACAATGCCGCCAGGGCGAGCGAATTGGCGGACTTCTGTCTCTGCCTGGGAGCCCTGGAGGGAGAGTGGAATGTGCTCAATCGAGCGATTGTTGTTGGCGTCGAAAAACGAGATTGTCACCGTTTTGCCGCAGTCCTTTGGATCAGTCGCCATGAACACAGGCCTCACGCACTTACTTGGGTCCCAGTCCAATTGGGTTGGGAAGTCCCCGCCCATGTCTGCCGACTTTACCGAGGAGCCACCAGCCGGAATGCTCATGTAGTTGACCCATCTGTTGTGGATCGTCACAGGAATCCCGGATAGGCGCATCTGCTCCACCTGATTCATTTCTGCTGGCAGAGTGATGCCGAGATACTTCAGGGGAGCCCCGTTGCACTTGTCGCATGGGTCGTAGAACTCCTGAACGGCAAAACACCCCTCAAGCCAGAAGTCCAGCTTCAGCTTGTCATAGGTGACGTAAAAGAACCTCCTGATGTCGTTCAGGATAGTGAGGAGCTCAGGTCTATCGCGAACGACATTCCTGCCGGTCTCTGCTGCGAGCCATTCGAGGGCTTCCTTGGTGGTTGCTGCGGCCATTATTCAATAACGGTTTGGCTTGCCGTGATGGCAATGTTTCTTGTGGCTGATACTGGAAGTCCGGCAAAACTCACCGTGATGCTGGTGTTCGTCTGGTCAGATACCCACCAACGGGCGTCCGCGCCAAGGTCAGCCAGAGGCATGACGTTGACTGCGGCTTTGTCATCAGAAAAGGTCGTCAAGGCCACTGTGCTCGTCGCGTTCCCGGAGGAGTTTGAGGTAATGATTACATCGAACCTCTCGGTGCGGAATGCCTTTTTGAGCAGGATGTTGCCCTCCTCATCGAGCTCCAGGAGGTTCTCCTCATTTGCGGAAGGGATCGCAAATAGACACCCGGCGTCGTCAAGCTTGAGGAAGTTACTGAGGATGCCGGAGAGGCAGATGTCCCCGGCGACAGACGTTTCTTCCCAGGAGTTGGTAGCTGTGCTGAACGACAGGACAACCTTGTCGGAAAGCCTGAGCCACAGCTTTGTGGTGTCGGCGGGAGGCCCCTCAGATCGGACGATGTCGCTCAGGCTGTCTGGGTCAAGAGTGACCCGGAGACGGCGCACAATCTCGTCCATCGCGGCGTCCGTGATGGCATCAGATCCCTTGACGCTCCTCGAAAATTCGAGGGTTGCCACAAATCTGCCTCTTGATTGGGATGATGATCTTACTGCTGCCATGTTTCTCCTTCGGCTGGGTATTCGTAGTCATTGTAGGTGCTCTGGACCGTTTCCACAAGTCTTTCTCCATCTGGCTGGGGGACTGCATTACTGGTGTCTGCGCTGTTGCCGACAGTGACGGTATCGAGTTCGGCATATCCAATCCAACGGATCAGAAGCTGAATGTGCCTGCCCTTGCGGATTGCCAGAGGCGGCTCACCGAGGTCCCTTGAAATGTCATAGGTCTTCGGTCTTGCGAGGCCGGTTTCTGCGGCTGACGCAGACAGGAATTTGCCGGACCTCCACATGACCCATTCGCCATCGGAGTCATTCCTTGCCCACACGCCCCAATCAAGATCGCCGCGAACGCCCTCGAAGGTGATTCGGCCATCGTTGAAGGTCTTTTCCAGGTGCCCGTCTTCCAGTGGAGCCATGGCTGTAATGACCTGGGTTGGAATCCTGCGAGTCGTTCCATCCTCAAGAACATCATAATCGAGCCACTCATGGCATTCGGACAGAACCGTCTCAAATGCTGGCTCTCCGTCATTGCAGTATTCCCTGGCACCGAAGACAAAGAATCGATCCCCTGAGTCGAATGGGGCCTCAACAAGCTGTGATGGCAGGCCGAGCTCTGGCGGGAGCGTCCACATGCCTTCCCAGCAGCGCAGATCTGGGTCGAGCGCAGAGTCAGGATTGGTGTGGAGAGAGAGGATTCCTCTGCCGCCGCGCCATGAGCCATAGTTCCACAGGCCGGTGGTGCAGAAGATGCGCTTAGCGATAGGCCACTTCGCCATGGAGCAGAAGTTCAGCATGGAGCTATGGTCCGCATCGAGCCAGTGCTGGACCGGTGCGGAAATTGGTCGGATCGGAGCGCCAACAGTGTTTGCCGAGGCGGCAGCAGATCTGATTGAGTGGATGCCGCTCCTGGACCTGAACATCTGATCGCCATCGTAGCCGACCACTGCGTATGTGCCGGAGGCGGCATTGCCAATGAGCAGATGCTTCGACGTAGCCACGGCAACCCATTCGGTGCGTGGGTAGTGATCGATCTTCAGCGAGAAGGCCCCTCTTCGGCAGTGGATGACCACGTCATCGTGGCCATGCATTGTGTTTGAGAGGGGGAGGATCTTGATGGCAGTGACAGGCCCCATGCCGCTTGGCGGGGAGAAGAATGTCCCCGTCGCGAAATACACCTGCTCTGTGGTTCTCAGGATGTCGCGGGGGCCGGCTGGGGAGATTCGGTGCAGGATGTCACCAACGATGACCCTGTTGCCTTCGATGACCTGGAGAATTCGTCCGTGTGCATAGCCTCCAACGCTGCCGCCATTGGCTAGGCTGCTTTGCTCTGGGTGATCCACGTCATACCCGGAGGAAGTAAATGCGGACGATTTCCCATCCCAGATCCAAATCCTGGAGGCTCCGTCCTGGGCGATCACGTAGTTTTCAGCCTGGAACAGGTCCACAACCAGCGTGTCCTTGGCTCCGCCAAGATCGTTGGTTTCATCCGAGACTGACACGGTGTTCCCGAACACAAGATGAAGCCTCTTTCCAGAGCAGCTTACCACGATGCCGTCTTGGAATGTGCCAAAGCGTTGCTGTGATTGACCAATTGCCGGGTTGAAGTAAACCGCTCCCTGCACATTTCCTGAGCGGAGCGGTGCACCGTCTTCCCCCAGGGGGTGAGCTCTAAACCCCGGTCTAGTGGCTAGCTTCTGCCCCTTGATGCAGGCATTCACTGCCCTCGCCACCCCGTTGACTGTTAATGTCTTCGGGTTGCTCGCCATGTTCATTCCCCTTGGGGCGAACGTGAGAATCGGCACTGGGACGTTTGCCATGGAGATTAAGGGGTGATTCGGCAGCCAGCATAGATCAGGAAGTTGAATGCGGCGTTGAGCGGGCGGGTTTCGTTATTGGAAGTGTCCGCATCAGTGACATCGCCGACCTCAAGAAGGTCTTCGGTTCCGTCCAGAGACGCCGTATTGGTTTTGATGGCCTCGTCTGTCCCTGCGGCAGAGCCAGCAGCTTTCATGTTGACGGCTTCGTGACCATGCTGCTTCAGGGCGTCGTCCTGGTAGGAGCCAACAGCATCACCAGAGTTGCCGCCGCTGTAGCGGTAGGATCTACCGGCTGCGTCAGGGTCGTAGCCAGATCCAGCATCAACACCGCGGGGAAAGGTCCCGCGCATGTCCGGCACCCGGAAGCTTGAGCCGTTCCTGCCCCACCCATAGCCAATGGCTGCATACAATGCGGGCCATTCGGCTGGGTCGTAGGCGGAGCCGTCGCAAACGAGACAGTCCTGTGGGCAGCGGGTTGCTGGGCCAGCGAACATGAATACCTCCCCGGCCACGCGAGTCTTGGTCTGGCGATAGCCAAGGGCATAGGTGCCGCCGCCCTTGTTCACTAGAACGGCCTCGCGGTAGTCGCAGTCCGTTCCGTCCGGGATCGATTCAAAATCAGCAAGCTCCGCCTCAGAAAGGTCTGCCTCCATGACGAAGTTACAGCCATCCCAGAAGATTCGCTGACGCATCCCATTGGTTCCATGGATTCTCCACTGGGTGCCGCAGTCATCGGCGACGACCAAGTTCCTGAAGCCTGGAGGGATGTCCTCGGTATCCCGGCCATCAGCCATCTTGACTGGCCTGCCGTCAGCGCCAAGGATCAAGTTTCTGAGGTATGGGATCTGCACCACCGGTTGATTGGTGATCTTTTGTCCATCACCATCACCAACGACAAACCCGTTGGAGGTTGGATCGAATTTGGACAGGCAGCTTTTCCCTGGGATTGTCCCAACAAGGTGAAGCTTTCTGCGGGTTGGCAGATTCAGCAGGCCTGGATGGCAGAATGACGTTGGGCAGCAGTGCGCTGGTGGTGGCACTTCTGTTCCGGTTTTGTTGCAGCAACTCATGGTTTGATTCCCTTCACTCTATCTGAATTTTCGTTGTAGGCATTGTAGTCCTCAACCGTGGTAGTGCCAAGAACATCTTCGCAAAGCCTGATGGCAACTGCTGCGATTTGGATCAACAGGATGCGGCACACTCTGGCGGAGGGCTCGTCTGTGAATACGGCATGGCCTGCGCTGAATGTCACAAACCTGCTGAGCTTTGCAAACAGCAGGCCAATGCCTCCGTGTAGGCTGAGCGGCGTGGGGTATTGTTCCCGCGCTCTTTTGATCTCAAGCCTGACAAGTTCTTGAATCACAGGAATCCAAGCAGTTTGACGGTGAGCGCCTTGCTCTCATACCCGGAAGTCGTCACGTCGAACTTCAGTTGAGGGCCATCTAGGATTGGAACAAGAACGACGCCGGAAAACCCGGATGATTCACTCCAAGAAAAGATCCCGGCCACTTGATGCATTTCCCCGCTGGGGAAGTGGGCTTTGAGGTAGAGTGAGGCGGACGATGTGAGTGACGAACCAGTCATCGCGACGTGGCAGAGGGCGAACTTCGCACACTGCGGGATGTCGTCCTCATAGGCTGCCATGGAAACAACCTGATTAGTCGTATAGACGTTAGTGATCAGTGTGACTGCCGCTGGCAGAAGGAATGCGCCGACCTTACTTTTTACGGCTTTCCCGTCTTTTCCAACGATCGTCTCGCAGTCATCGAGCATCAGGAGTCCGCCGTTGCCACCGAAGCAGCCAGCGACACCCTCAAGCTCCTCTACCTCGTCCAGTGAGCATAGGTTGATGGATACAGACTGTGCCGGGGCGTCTGGCGTCTCCAGGAGAGACATGCGCTGCTCCAGGGCTACAAGGCGGTTCCTTGCCTTGTCGAGCAGGGAGTGCCAGTTGGCAAGCCTTCCAGTGAGCTCGCAATTTTTCGCCACCAGTCCATTGATAGCGCTCAACAGGGTTTCTTGTGTCACCGTCCCGCACGGAGCGCATTCACCCGTTGCTGGAGTTGATCCAATCGGTGGGTCAGGACAGTCGGAGGGAGAAGAGCAGTCGATCATTACAGTGAGACGCGAACGTCGGTGAATTTGGAGATCTGGAACCTGGAAACGGAGACGGAGTTTGCTTGGTTGCCGCCGAGCAGGTAGGCATAATCTCCCACCACTCTATCGATCAAAGCGACGTGATTGCCGCCTGGGCGGGACATCACAACGGTTGCTCCCCGCGGCCAAGTGGAGGGGTCCTTCTTGATGATGGACTTGCCCCACTTCAGCCAACTGGATGCTCTGTATGGTGCCGCCACAACGCCAGTGGCAGTCTCAAAGCCGATAGCACCACGGAAGCATCCACACCAAGCAATCTTCCCATCGATGTCGTCAACGCCGTCCTTGAGCCATTCTGCGGCTTGGTCGATCCAGGCCACAATCTTTGGGTTGGACTGCTTGCCGGATACCTCGGACACGCCCAGGTATTTCTTGGCGGCGTCGTAGATGCGTTGTTCAGGGCTCATATTGCGAGGCTTGATGCGCTTGAAGAGATCGAGGAAGCTCATTTAGAGATTCCTGCGCGGACGGTGGTGCCGAGCAAAGCAGTGGTGATGATCTGCGCAGCTTCCATGACAGAGGCCTCACCCGTAGCAACAGCAGTCACTGCGCCAACGATGGCGCTGAGGGAAATGAGGTAGGTCTTTTTGCCTTGGAGGAATGTGATGATGGCTTTCATGAGCTTATAGAGTGAGATGGTGAGTTTGATTTCCTGGGAAAGGTCGATGAGAGGCGGAGCCTTCATCCTTTTCAGTCGGGCAAGAATATCATTCATTCCTTTTGGGGCAAATCCTTTTCGCCCCGCTCCTTGAGCCTGTCGAGAAGGTATGATCTGAATTCGGCCTGTAGGCTGGCAATCTGAATGTGCATTGCGGTCCTGTCGGCGGAGCAGTTTCTTGAGCTTTCCTCAAGCTGGATGATGCGCTGGTTCCTTTCCTGGCTCAGGGCTGTCAAGATCTTGTCCCGGTCGCTTATGAGCCATCTGATACCAAACAACATACAGGCGACGCCCATCCCAGTGCCGGTCGCGATTTTGAGCCATTCCTCCATAGTTATCACGGTTGCCCAATGGTTGAGATTGCCTTTCCTGCACCCTCGGCGGTTGGTTGCAAAAGATCTCCGCCGATACCCAGCGCGGCTCTTGTGACAACCCCACCAACGATTTTGTTCGTGGTCCTGGATTGATTGAGACCAACGATGTTTAACTCTCCGGCGGTGATGCTCGTTGCATCGGTGCCAACGGCGGAGAAATATTGGCGCTTGTCATCCTTGTAGTAGGACACACAGGACGACAGCGAGCCGATCAGCAAAAGCTGGCAGATAAGTCGATGGTATCGGTTCATTTTTTTGCGGTGCTCTTTTACTTGGACGCTTCCGCCTTCAGGGAAGTGATTTCTTCCTGCAACACGTCAATTTGACGGCAGATCGAATTCAGTTCTTTCGTGGCAAGGTGAACCCCTGGGCCATCATTCCGGGTTACGGAACTGATTAGCGCCTGGGATGCGACGGATAGGTCTTTGGCGAGTTGGGATTGTGGGCTCATGAAAGTTTGCTCGTCTGTGAGAGTTAGGGTGATATTCATGGGATTTACCATGCCGCTGTGACAATTCCATTTACAATAGTGATGGATGAAATTGCCCCAGAAAAAGTAACTCCAGGAGTTCCCGAGGCTTGTAACCCAAGGACATCAAGAGTTCCATAACCGGTGCCTGCGTCAGTGACTCTCAACACCCCCACAGCAGCACGGAAAATTCCAGCATCATGTGTTTCAGAGTCGGCTGCGCCAGCGGTAAACTGAATATGCCCATTGTAGGCCAGTTTAACCACGCCATTTGGCACGACACCAAACTGCACACCACGGGAAGTCCCGCCATAATACATGTGCCCATCGTTTGGAGAAAACCAACCCGTCTGCGCAGCATCGCCAAAAGCCAGCGCAGGGTCGGCGGCGCTACTGTTGGTTAAAATTTGCAACCTCCCGGTTTTATTGATCGCCGCCAGCGATCCCTCAGCCACCGTCCCCAAATCCAGTAACTTAGAACTAGCACCGCTCGCTGTATTCGTCACCCGCCCGTAGATGCCGACAAAGCTAACCGCCCCATTGTTCCACGTCGGAGACACATTAAGCCGCGTGAAGTTTCCAATATTTGGAGTTCCGCCGCCGATCTCGCCGGGGTTCGCCGGGTCAAAAGTGCTGCCTCCAGGGGCCGGAGAAAATGCTGAGCAGAGACTCATGATCAGTTGATGACAAGGTTGACCAAGTTGACCGTTGCTGAACCGTTCAGCTTGATCTCATTGGCGTTGGCTACGACTTGCACTGCCACAGCGGCTCCGTCGGCAATGACGACGTAATTTGAGCCAGCATCGGTGCTGACGTTCAGTGCGGCCCCCGTGTTGTTGAGGATGGATACCGTGGTGCCAGCAACGCTTGGGAGTGTGTCCCAGGTTGCTCCGCCCGTCAGGGACATCCTTCTCAGCGTGGAGAGGGTCGAGCTCCCGCCCACCCCGTTGGCAATTTGCTTCAGGAGGGCGAGTTCCGTGATTTCAATGCCAAGGTCGCCCTGAAGGTTGGCGCGCACTTCCTGGATGGAGTCTGCGGCAGCATCTAGCCTTGCTACTTGTTCGGTGAGGGATGCATTCATCGGATTCTTTTTCCTGGCCTTACGATGGTTAATCTTTTGATGGACCTCTTCCCAACCCGCAACGAGCTAAGCTTCACTTTTGGTGCCGCTGATTTTGTCTTGGATTTTCTACAACCACAGGCCATGGGGGATACTGCATCATTGGTGGACCGGATGCAAGAATATTATGGTCGATCATCACGGTCCTTGAAAATATTGGTGTGGTGTCCAGACCTGAGTCTTTTCATCACCCACTCTTCGTGCCAGTCTCTGATTGGGACATCAAGAACCAGGGAAACCCTGGTGTCGCCCTTTTCGATCCAGTCAGAGACTATTTTTTCGTCACAGTTCCAATCGGTTGGATCTACTATGGATGCGGAGATATGACTGAGGAGCGACTGTGCCGCCCTTGCGGAGCATCCGAACTTGCCCATGCAGGAGAACTTTGGCCTTTGCCAAATCAGCACGTCTGATTTCGAGTTTTGGCAGGCCATGGCAAGGTCTTCTTCCCTTTGCGGAGGGTTTGGAGTGTCCATCCCACGGAACCAAGTCCAATCGTAGCGCTCGGTCGCTCCAAGATACCTCCAAAGGTGTGGTGCGTAGCCTACGGCTGGGTCCTGAACTTCAAAGTGGCGAACGCCGTCACCCGCCGGGGGGACTAGACCTTTCTCATGGAAGATCAGGACATCTTGGTCAACGCTGCGCGTATCCAGCCACTTCTGAAATGGAATCAAGTGCTTCTCTTCGCTGAACTTGTCAGACCTGAAGTAGCACACGGAGATTGCGTGGGACGCCGTCGCTCTCTGTGAGGACCTGTTGAATCTTGGTAAGCTCATAGGAGATCGTGCATTGTGCAGAGGAGGTTTTCAAATGAAAAGTTCTTTGCCATGGTTTTTGCCTCGTTGACCCTGTTGATCCAAGCCTGAGTTTTGTGCTCTCGAATGGCGGCGATCACACCCTCGGAGATGTCGAAGATCCTTGGATCTGCCCACTTGCCAGTAGTGAAGAACGAGTCGCCACAGGATGCAGCGTCACACAATGAGCATTCGACGGGAAAGGCGTTCTCTTGGGTTAGGTAGTCTGTTGCTGCCCCATAGAACGGGCTCACCACAAGGACGCCATTGAGCATTGCCTCAACCAGTGGGAGCCCAAACCCCTCTGCCCGGCAGGCGGTGACAAAGACATCATGCGATGCCCAGATTGCATCCATGCTGTCAACCCACTGGGAGTTGACATTGATGGTGATGCATCCAGGCAGCCCGCCAGCCATACTCACTGCCTCATTGATAAGCCATTGCCAGTCGTCATGGTTGTGACACTTGAGGGTGATCGATGCCGATGTCCTGGTCTTTTTGCACGCTGCAATGATGCCAGCCAGGGCGATGTGCGGAAGCTTCCTGGATACCCTGGAGTGGCCATCGAATTGGATTAGGAACCTGATGCCTTCGGACTCAACCCTCTCCACCTTTGACGGGAAGATGGCATGAGGAACTACCTCGATAGTCTTTTCGACTCCGGCTCTGCGTAGCGAGTCGGCTACGAACCGGCTTGGGACCCAAATCTGGCTATACCTTTGGGATAGAGGAACCCACTCGTCAGGGCATTGCGATGTCTCCCATGCCCAAAACCCTATCACCTGTCCGTCAGTTGCGAACTTATCGATGAAGGGCTTCTTTGGATTGATGTGAAGGTAGGTGTCTTCACACAAGGCCCTTGGAACTTCGATGTCCATGGGGATACCCGCCCTGAGCCTCTGCATGGCAGAGATGTTGGTTCTGGCGGCGTGGCCGATGCCGTTTTTCCACAGCATCGGCCCAACCAAATTCCAGCCTCTAGCTAGAGGCTGCGTGATCCTTTTCGCGTATGGCGATTTTCTGATCCTGCCCATTAGGCACTAACTCGTCCAAGAAAAGCAATGCGCAAGCCTTGATAGTTAGTTCCGTATGGTGTGTATGCCGCCTCGGTGACGGTAACAGTGATCTCGGACCCTGCCGGGATGACTGCATCAACCCATGGCGCAGCGTAGGCGCTTGGGACAACAAGCAGGGTTCTGGCTGCTACCAGTTCTGCCGGGGCGGAGAGGAGGGCAACGCCTCCAACATAGATCTGCACCTTCAGGCTTCCAACAGACCCAACCTGGGCGTTAGAGATGCGAATGCCGTCCTGTGGAAGGAACTCGCGGGGCATGTGGCAGACGTAGATCTCGTCTCCGGTTTGGAGCTCGTCCTCTGGACCGTAGGCCTCGTAGTCGAGCGCCTGGATGATGTCCACTGCCTCTTGGTCGAAGTAGCTCTTTGGAATTGGGGAGATGCACCACACGTCACATACCTCGTCGTAACGAAACATGGCCACATGATCATCTTCCTCAAGGGCATCAAGGGCTTCGAGGCCACTGAAGCAGGAGATGTCCCTCGCGGTGCATTCCGGCTCTTCAGCGTCCTCAAGGCAGGTCCAGTATGGGGCAATGATGTTGCCCTCTCTGACATCTGTGAGCTCCAGGGAGCCGGGCAGGTCAACCTCATTGATGTAGAACCCATACTGCCAAGTTCCATCTTCGTTTTGGACCTCCGAAGCTGGGGAGTATTCGGCGCGGAGGGTGCCAGCGTCGAAGTGCAGATACCCAACCCGACAATCGACGATGTCGGTGGTTCTGGAGGCGAAGGTAAGATATTTCAGGGATGCAGACATGGAATTAAAAAGTTGGCCCGCCCGTCGGATTGCTCTGGGGGCGGGCCGTTTCTCTCACTATGACACCAGCAAGGTTAGGGGAGAACGTCGAAGGCTGTGTCGATGGTGACAGTAGCAGAGGTGTCACCATCCCAGGTTGCGCCAGTCGCGGCGGACTTGACAACCGTGAAGGCCTTGTCGCCGGCACCGCCTGGAAGGATCGGAATCGAGACAGCCTTGCGGCCAGCCTCACCGTCGGCCCAGCTAAGGACCGTAGCACCAGGAGTGGTGAAGTCAGTTCCAGTGACGGCAGTGCCGTTCGCGGAATTGACGGTTGCGGTTGCAGCGCCAAGCACGCCACCGATACGCTCAACCCAGACCTTCAGCGTTCCAGCGTCGGTCTCAGTGATGATGTCGGTGTTCACGAAGCGGAGCAGGCCAGCATCAGGGACAACGTCTTCGCGTTGATCCGGCTCAGGCAGAACAGCCTGATTGAGATCTTCGGCGCAGTCATCGTTCTGATCTGCATACGAGCATTCATCGTGGATTTGCGGATTGGCGGGGGCCATTGCAACGGTAGGACCGCTGTCGTCTGCACGGGGATTGACCGGAGTGTTCACGAAGATCAGGTCTGGCTGGATTCGATAGATAATCGAGCCCATCAGTTCAGGATACATCGACTCGAAGGCGAAGGCGTGCATCAGCCTGAAGAAGAACTTCAGGTTGTCGGTGTTACATGGGATGTATGGACCATCGATCATGTTGACCTCGAAGTTGAACAGGCGATTGGAGAACCGCTTGTCAGCGACCTGCGGCATAGCGAAGGACTCGCGTGTGCAGGCCTTGGGATTCACATAGAAGCCCAACTCGTAGATCTCATGACGCTCACCATCACAGTAGGTGAACCCAGCGAAGTAGTCCTCATTGATGTCGGACACAACGCCGCCGCCAGTGCCAGCGCGGGCAATGACTGGACGAACCGGAACGAATTCCATGTCGCCGCTGCCATTGGTGCGGAGGTAGCCGCGGTTTGGGTGCTTTTCAAGAACCCAGGTGATGCCAGCCCAGTTCACAACCTTCGTGTTCGGATCGAGGTAGTGAGTCTCGCTGGAACCAGGAGTGACCTCCATCTCAATCCCATAATTGGTCTTGTAGTTGAGGCGCATGTTCTCGAAGGCCTCGATAGAGGTTGTGACCTCGCGAGCGCCCATCCAGCCTTGGGCTTCCATGATCTGGAAGACGCGGCGGACAGTTCCCAGGTCGAGCATCCCTTGTGGGGCTGCTGGGAACGCGCCTGCCGAATAGGTGAAGCCGCTGACACAGGACGTGTTGTAGCGGGCAGCCTCGATGACTTGGCGTTGCAGAGCGTATTCAAACTGCTCAGCGGCACGCTTTGGCAGGTCTTCGCGAAGCATCCTGATGTAAGCGTTGAAGTGTGCTTTCAGGATCAAGTCCATTGCGCACATTTCTTCGGTTTCATAGGCCTTGCCGCGAAGCTCGCGGGTGAAAACGTCGTAGCCACCATGGATGGTCTGACCGGGAAGGTTACAGCCATAGGCTCCCTTGCGGTTGATGGTGGTATCAAGGTCGGAGGTGCCGCCATTGCAGTTGCGGGCAGGCATCGTGCCGTCCTCATCGCCCTGAACGAGCATTTGGACGTATTCACGCTCTTCGATTGGAGCCGAAGAGTAGCGGACCTTGATTGGGTCCTCGCCGAGGCTTGGGTCGTATTGCTTTTCGCCGATACGACGGGTGAGGTAGTTGCCGGACTCAGCGATAAAGCGTTCCGACATGCCTTGGATGTTGCCTGCTTCTGAGGCAATAGCCGTCTTGGCGCGACGGCACTTGGATGGATCTAAACGGGACATAAAGGTAGGTGATGTAGATTGAACAGTAGGTTGCCATGAGGTTTACAACGCCTCATGCTATCTACCCAATCCCATCAGCGACCTATGGGCCTTACCTCTTCCTCTTGCCTGGGGTGCGAGTTCCAGGGGTCCGCTACAAGATTTAGAGGCTTACGTCGGGACTGTTTCCAGTGGGTTCCCGCTTCGCTTATCACGATTATGGAACACACCGGAAACATGTCAACGATTTTTTACAGAGCCGGGAGCGGGGACGGCTCGAATTCGCGCATATCGGCCTCTTCTTCGCCTTCATCCTCCTCATGGTGCCGCTCACCCTCGCCGTTCATCTTCGGGGCAACGATTCGGCGCTCGGTCTTCATGACCTTTTCAGCGTTTTCAAGGCGCTTCCACAGTCCGGGCAGGAGTTGGCGGGCCAACAGTGCTTCAGCGAGGACCGCCTGCACATTTTTGAACGCTTTAGTGTGACGCTCTCTGACTTCAGCCGTCTTTGCCCCAAGTTCTTCCGGGTCAATGGTAGCATCGGTCAGCGGTGGCGGCGGAAGCAGGACGAATCTGGCAAATTCCTTGACCCTCTCGGCGGCAGTGGCCACTTCAGGGCTCCCCTTGACCATTGAGCCAAGGATCACGGAGGCATTGAACGGATCTGCCTCAATGAGCTCCTGGGAGGGGTTGAACATGTTTCTCTCGATCTCCTCGTAGCCCTTTCTTGCCTGCTTATAGACCGCTTCGTGCCTTCTGGAGAGGATCTGAGGGGCATTCCTCTTCGATTCCTCAATCAGCGCATTGATTTGGCCGATGCTTTGGGCTCCTTCGCGGGCCAAAATCATGGCATCGCGCATGTTTTCCCGGCCAACGATAGCCGACAGGCTCTCGCGGACCTCAGCAAGGCTCTCTTGCCCCTCTGGAGTGCTGGTATCGAGCCGCGCCATGGCCTTGGCGGCATCCATGAGAGCCGGTGTAACCTTTTCCTTCTCTCCGCCGAGGTCGCCGATGATGTCAGCGAAGTCTTTCGCCTTGTTGTTCCACGGGTCTGCGATTGCGCGGACCTCTGGGGACCGCATGTCCATCGTTACCCCGCTCGATTCGGCCTGAATTGCCGCCAACTGCTCACGGAGAGTCTTTGCGTCGGCCTCATGCTGCTCACGAAGACGCGCAGCTTCAGCCTTTTCTGCCTCTACGGCAGCAAGCCTTGCCTCAAGGGTCTTCTTCTCCGCCGCAACGGCTTCGAGTTGCTCGCGGATAGCGCTGGTCTTTGGTCTTCCTGGCCCCGGTTTTGGCGGCTCTTCCCTGCCAATGGTAACTTTGGCATTGATGTCAAATTCGTCATCGCCTGGGGCTGGTTCTGGGACCTTAGCCGGAGGAACAATCGGTGGATCGATTACCTCTGGATCAGGCTCAATCGGTGGCGCTGGATCATCAGCGTTGGTTGGGACGAATCCAAGGATGTCGTCCGTTCTTTCCGGCGGCGCGTTTCTTGCTGGCGGTTCTGCGGTTGCTGGTTTGCTCATAGTGTTCGGTGCAGTTTTTTGCGTGGTGGTGTTTTGTGGGACTCTGCCTCGGCCATTCCGCTGATCGATTCAAGGTCTTTCATGACCTCTGCTGTGAATTCAACGAATTGTCCGATTTCTTCGTGTTCGCCAGGGTGGTCCATGGCATATTTTCTCTGGCGGGCCAGAAAATAAGGTTCGAGCCTGCTCCACACATACGGCCAGCGCTTGGTGAACTCAGGATCTACGACTAATTGTGCAACGGTCATTGCTGTGCTGGTGCTGGTTCTTGTGACTGTGCGGCCTGCTGGGCCATCTGCTCTTGCTCCATGGCCATCCTTTGCATGTCCATGGTCTGGTCAATTGCTTGACCCATCTTATTGTTGACGTGGGAGTCTTCAGCGATGGCCATCTGTGATGCAGCAACATCATTGGTGATGGCTGCTTTTTCTGCCGATAGCTTCAGTGCTGCTGCGCGATGGTCTTCCAGGGCCTTCTGAGCGTGCTCTTTCAACTGCTGGTCGCGCTGCTTCAGTTGGATGGTGGCTTGATCCTTCTCGGACATTGGCTGCTTCTGGGCCTCTTGGGCCTTCTGCATGTTGGCTTGGAACTCCTGCCCGGCCTTGGCGAGCTTTTGCAGCTTCTGCTCATACTGAGTAGCCGCCCGCCGCGTCTCTTCGGAGGATTTCATCTTCTGGATATGCATGGCGCTGTGAGAGCCCTTGCACATGAACGACGCGAGATCGACCTGATCCCATGGCCTGACCTTTCCCCTGGCTACGTCCGCCTCCATGGAGCGAAGGTGGATCTCCAAATGGGTTGTGTCGATGTCCTCCGGGGTGAGTTGGGGGATGACGTTGATGATACCGAGCTCGTTGCACTGCTCGTTCTCAGTGGTCGCCTGAGTTTCCTGGTCAACGTCTCTCATTGGTTCGTATGGAACCACCGTTTCAGCAAAGTCGTAGTCGTCCATTTCCTCGGCGGTGATGCGTCGAAGGATGATTGCTTGGGAAGCTGATGGGAACAGGCTCAATCTCTGCATCAGAGCGGCGTTGGCCATCCTGCGCTTGACTGTATTGCCATCCCCAGCGGCTCGCGAGCACCTGACGGTGACATGGGCAAACCTGCCCGATTCGCTTAGCTTGCGAAGGAAGGCCAGCGGGATGCCTGCCCTGCGCATGTCTGCCTGAAACTCACTGATTTCCTTGTAGCCTCTGTCCGTCGGGAGCGCGTCATCAGAGATGAATCTGCGGAAGATCTCAATGCCGAGCGCATCAACTGCCTCGTAGAGGTCATTCATGCGGTTGCCAAGGACCTCTGCGTTTCTGCTCTGGCGTTCGAGGGCGTTGACCTCAAGCTCCTGGGTGGCCTTGCCTTCCGCTGTTGGCGATTGGGAAGCAGCGTTCCTTTTGGTTAGCTGCATGAGCATCCCCATTGGCTGCATGGCGTGTTGGAAGTTGGGCTGGCGACTCACGTCGGCAACCTTTACTCCAGGAGGGAGGACATTCTTTGGCCCGCCACCGGCATCCCACATTTTGAGCATGTCCCAATCTGCGGTGCTCTCGGTCTGGTAGAGGCGGCGGATGTTCTCGCGCGCGCCTTCCATGGCCTCGTTGAAGAATGATTCCGTCTCAACGTCTGGATCATAGTTCATTCGGCCAAGGCCAAGGACCCGGTGCCACGATGTCTTGCCGCCCATCTTACAATCCACGAAAAATGGGTGGATGAAGTGCTCAGGCTTTTCATAGAACGCCTCCTGCTTGAACAGGTAGGTTGGGTATGGCATGACGCTCTTGGCAACGTCCTCCTTTTGGGAGATGGTCAGCCGTGGGAGAATTGCCATGTCAACCGGACCCTCGGAGCCCTTGCTCCAGAAGAAGTAGAAGACCGGGATTCGCATCCTGCTTCCAGCGGAGCCAATGGCGTTGGCTGATGCCTGCTCAGCGAGCTCGTCCACGGACTCCATTTGGAACCCGGTGATCGCTGTGGCTGAATTCTTGGCCTTCAGGGTGCCTTCCATGCAGGCGATGGTTGTCTTGATCGCCCCCTCATTCCAAGGGGAGGTAAATCCAGCGCTCTTTCTGCCTTGCGCGCACTTCAGGGCGTCCCGGAGATCCTGAATGGTCATGTAGTCGGCGACGACGCTGTAGGGGATGTCTCTCGCCAGAATGCCTGTGCCGCGAGGAACGTAGGGTCTGGCCATGGTTGGACACCAGTCATACTGGTCGCGGAACATCAGGGTTCCGTTGCCAAACAGAGTGATTTCGCCAGCCACTGATTTCCACTCTGGGCGAAGACGGCGGCTGTCCTTGATGATGCTGTTGAGCCTTTCGGTGATGGTGGTTTCCCACTTCGACCGAAGGTGCTTTTTGTCCTTCGGCATGTCCCGGAGGGTGATCTCGAAGATCGTCTTTCCTTTGGTGAAGATCGATTCGACCTGGGTCTTCGCGGTGTTCAGGGAGTCAAAGCCAAGCAGGTGGTTGACGATGCTGGTGTCGCCAGCCTCCTCGGCCTGGGCAGCCGACATACTCTCCTGGCCATTGTAGAACCCCATGATTGTGGCGCGGTCCTCTGCGTCAAGGGCGTCATCCTTAACAAGCTGCTCAGCTTCGGCGAGCATTTCCTCATTTGTGAACATGGATTTCATAGTTCGATCTTCCATCCGTAGGTTTTAGCCGCAATAGTCCAGGACACCTGCTTTTTGCCAAGCTTCTTGTTCACATGATTGTGAGCATTCCACGACCATACGGCAGCGTCCCTCTCACTATTAACACCCTCCGGGGGGCGAATCATCAAGATTTTCTTCCATTCGTCAAAACAACGCTGGCAGCCGTTCAGTGGGCTTGCGACTGGATCGAGAAGAATCCCAACGCGCTGAATGGCGGCGAGCCAGTCCTCCTTGGAGAACCTGATGCCGAATGAGTGGAGCCAGAACCACGCGATGGGCCCCCACTTCTCAGGACCGTGCTCCCAGTGGTCGCGACTCCCTTGGGAGTTCTGGACGGCTCTTCTGGTATTCGTTGGTTCAGGGGAGTCCCAACCCCTGACGACTCTGTCTGGGGCCTTCAGGACCCACTGTTCATTGCAGATTCTCCAGCAGGTTTCGGCCTCCTCTTGAGAGCCCTTCTTCGCCGTCCCGATGTCACGGCGGATTGCCGCCAATTGAGAAACTACCCTGGCAGGAGTGACCCCTTGAACGGACCACTGTTGGCCAAGATCGACATAGGTGACTCCCCAGCCTCCGGGGATTCCGCGATTCTGGTGCTGCTTGATTGCGCAATTTGTCATAGTGGACGTGGATGAAGTTTTGTCTGATGCTTTCTGTTGAAGAGGGGAAGCGCCCTGATCTTTGCGATCAGATCATTGGTGTTTAGAGTAACAGAGTTTGCCTTCCTTTCAATATTTGATCTGAAGCCTAGCCTTCTGGCAAGCTCAAAGCACCCAACAAGGACATCGGCATCGTTCGGAGAGTTGCCTTGGTTGGCTGCTTTGTAGTCCTTCTTTGGCTGGATCTGCTTCCTGGTGCCCTTCTCTGTCCATGGCCTGCGCACTAACTGCTGGATCGCTGCCGGAATGAGATCACCTCCCCGGAATTGCCCGGCCTGCATGGCGGCGGCGAGCTCGAAATACATCTCTGACACGAAGTTGTAGTAAACCTCACGGCAGGGCCTGTTGCCGCCCGATACGGTGCGCTCAGTGGCCTCACCGCCGAAGTCCAGGGAGACGATCCTGCTTCCCATGAGGGCAACCATTTCGTGAACAATGCCTGCACGCATGGAACCGTCATAACCGAACCGTGACACTGGGATGTTGTGCCGCTTCAGGAACTCGCTGCACCCAATGACGATTTGCTGCTCTGGTGTGATTGCAGCGTCGGCCTTGATAAGGAACTCTTCAGTGCCTATCTCCCTGAGCTTCCTTGCCCATTCGTCATCCATCCTTGCCAACGTGTCGATCTTGATGTTCTCGAACGAAAACAGTGGGGTGAAGACCGGGACCGTGTGCCACTCCCCGTCGATAGAGGCGATCCTTGCCGGGCCAAATTCACATGCTCCGATTCGGCAGGGATCTCCACCAAACCCAGGGTCACAGAACGCAACCACTTCGCGAGCACCCATGTCCCAGGTGAATTCATCGTAGCCGCCAGACGCTCGCAGCTTGTCCTTCGTCATGACGAAGTAGTCCGACATTGAGGAGTTGGGGAATGACCTCACCTGCTCCAAATACTTCGGTCCACGGAGCCCATGGATGTCTTCCATGTCCTGTCTCACGTCTTCGGTCAGAAGATGCTTCGACACCAGCTTCCCGGCCTTGACGTTGGGGGACAGGTGGCCATCGAATCTCCACGTCCATGACTTGTAATTGGAGGCCCAGTCTTGATCGAGGTCAATATCAAGGTCTGCATATTCCCTGCCCTCTGGTCGGCAGAGGTCCCCTTCGAGCCCTTCGATGTTTTTGAAGTTACAGCCAGTGAGGCAGATCAGGTTTCTGTTCCCGGTGATGTTGTCGAGGGCATCCAGCAGGGCTGATGATGGGAATTCTGCAATTTCGTCGCAGATCAGGATCAGCCAGCCTATATCCTGGTCCAAGGACTTCGTGCCCTGAAGCTTGCCGACCTTGTCGAGGGTGATCAGTTCGATGTAGCCAGCCTCGTCGGACTTTTCATCATAAACGTATCGCTGCTTGGACCTCAGATCGATGACGCTTTCCCACAGTCCAGGCCTTGCGGCCTTCATGTTGGTCATCCTGGTGCCAATTCTCCCCCAAATGGTGGAGTCAGCCGCTGATTTGTAGGGTCCACTGATGAACGCCCTAGTGTAGGACGGGTTAATGGACACCATAACGTGGACAAAGATCGCAAAGAAGTTGGTCTTCCCGGAATTCTTTGACCCGATGAAGTTTGCGATCTTCCTTTTGTGCTGGAAGACAGTGGCCTGGACCGCTTTCCACATGCGGATGATCCAGGAATTGATTTCCACGTTCGGCATGATAAGCCGCTGGTAGCGGAGGGCGTGCTGAACGAACCCCCAGACCTTTACAGGCTCCTCACCCTCGCATTCAATCTCCTCCTCATGCCAAAATGGGCATGACTCCGGGTTTTCCTCCCACTCTCTTTTCCATCCCTTCAGGATAGCCCTCTCCACGGCAATGTCTGAAGCCCTTGGGGACTTCTGTCTCAGCTTTTCGTAGTAGTAGGGCAGATCCGTCATTGTTTTTCAGCCCAAGCACGGAGTGCCTCATACCCCTTTTTGCCAATGCCCACCATCATTGATGTTGGGTGCTCGGCGAGATAGGCCTTCACCTCTTCGAGGGAGTTGATGCTGTTCTGGCCGAGGGCATAAATGGTTCGCTCGCTGAGCCCGGCGGTCCATCGTTTGCTCTTGATCTCGTTGAGGACGGCGATCCTCCAGATTTCCAGAGCCCTCCCCTCGGAAACACCAAGGGTGGAGGCGCATTCTTTCCATGAAGCGCCCCCATTCCTGAGTCCAAGGATCAATTTATCTCTTTCGGTCATAGCGGTATTGGTAGAAACCCGGGGAGTGGGATCAGATGAACCACGAGGCCACCTTCGGTGCTGCCGAGCTTCAGGTAGTAGGCGCTCTTGTCGATGACGCCGCCGCTCTTTTTGATGAACTCGTCGGCAATGAGTCCTGCCAGTTTCTTCTCGTCGATGGCAGTGACTTCGACCTCAATGCCTGGAGTTGCCTTGGCCTCTGTGGCATTGGCGTAGGCGCAGTCGGCGCAGTGGTAAGCACGCTTGTCGCCAATGAAGTGGCATTTGCATTCCTTGCAAATGGCGAAGTAATCTCCAGGTGCCCAGCCTTTGCGCCGAGGCCTTGAGTCGCATGGCTTCGAGTTCAGAAAGGAAGCGCCTGGAGGAGGCGTGTGGTCCAGATCCTGGACATCATAGTCTGGATCGTCGGGGCGATCTTCACACCCGCCAAAGATAGCCTTCTCCAGTCGGGCTGCAAACTGGGCAGCGGTTGGGGGAGGGGATTCTCTCCCTGCAACCACACGCTCCGTTGCGTGGGGGATGTAAGTGTCGATGGGCTCGATGGCATTTGCCTTGTCGCACATGCACTCCTTCTTGCCGTAGTGCTCATCGACCTCGATGTCTGCAATGATGGACACGCCCTCATTGGTGTCCAGATAAGTGTAGTCCAAGACCTTCTCCCCGTTGAGGACCCTGTCTTGATTCAACATGAAATCCTTCACGAGGACTTCAGTCTTGACCTGTAGATGACGCTTGATGACTTGCTTGCTGCTGTTCATAGGCCCCTATGATAATAGGGGGGTGGAACAATGCAAGGGGGAATGTTCGGCATACGGACCAGACGCGCCGCTTTCCCGGTCCCGAGGCAGTAGCTTTTGATCCACGCTTTTGCGGATTCTCGCCAGTAGGTCCGGCGACAGTCCGAGCACCGGTAAAGGTGGC